CAATCCTGTTATGGTTGCCGGACTGCCTGCGCCATAGGTATTGTAAAGGTCATTAGCTTTTGGGTTTAATACCCCGACAAACTCTTGGTTTGCGGCGAAATGCTTGGAACCAGAAAGTGTATTCGCTTTGGTTATTGTGGCGCATGGGTTGATTATGGGGCATCCAGCGTGACTGTCACTTCCGGCGTTATTGAAGTAGTAATCTTGCCCAAACACCATCAGCGGCGCAAGCAGGAATAGAGTCAGGGCGATTTGTTTCACGTAGGTAAAGATAGAAAATATTTTGAAATGTAATATATGGTTCGTATGTTTGGGTGTTCATAATAGTTTGAACAGTAAAAGCTTGCAAAAATGAAATACCTGAAAATTCAAAATCAGGGTGAATTAGACATTCGCCTTGTCGCCCTGATGGGTGGGACAACAAAAATTGACAACCCTCACAAAATCGGTCAATTTGGAACTGGACTCAAATACGCTATTAGCTGGTTAGTCCGAAATGAAAACAAATTCAAATTATTTATTGGTGAAAATGAAGTAGTCTTTGAAAGCAGAGATGAAACTATCGCCGACAATTCATTTAAGGAAATTTACTGCAATGGTAAATCGATGAGTATCACAACTCGCTATGGCTACCAATGGAAAGCATGGGAAGCTATAAGAGAATTGTGGTGCAATGCTAAAGACGAGGGTAGTGAACTAAGGGAAGAAAGCGAAATAGCGGTTGGAGAACCCGAAACGACCACGTTTTTTATTGAAATTACGGAAGAAATACAAACATTAATTGACACATGGGATACCTATTTCTTAGCCGATCAGCCCTTGTTCGAGAATGGAAACTTCGGCATTTATAATAATCCTGAAAAACATCTAAAAATTTATAAAAATCGTGTTCTTATTCACATAGATACTTATTATAAATCTAAATTCATTTATGATTTTAAAGAAGCCAACCTGAATGAATTAAGGCAGTTTATGGGATATGCCAAAAGTGATATAGCTACAGCATTACTCCAATCGAATAAAGATGTTATCGATTTGGTGCTAACCGATTTTAAAAATCAAAACCAGAATGATAGGGTTGAATTTACGCTTGACTTCGGATATACCAAATATGATGAGGATTACGTAAAATCCATATTTGAGGGCTATCTGTTTTTACATCCTGAAAGTGATAGGCGCAGTGGAAGCAAAAGTATACAGGTAAATAAATCTCTGTTTGAATTATTACAAAAAATCGGACTGCCAACTGAAACGGTTTATTCAGAGCGCGGACGTTATTACGGCGGTAGTGGGTATGGAATTGACGATGATAGCGAAGTTATCTATTCTGAAATAAGCGATAACCAACTTCAAAAACGTATAGATATTATATCTGCAAAATATGATATTGAAATGGATTATTCTATAGTGACACCCAAGGACAGTGATTTTGAAATTCTGATCAATAACAACGGCGAAATAATGTTTAGCTATGATTTGAAAAATCAATCCGATGCCGACTTAGAAGCAATTGTATTGATAGCTATCTTTCAAACAAAACAAGGAAACATCTTTAAAGCCTTGAAAAGATTGATTAAATTTGCTCGGTCTAATAAGGCGTTTAAGAAAATATTTTTTGGCGAGATATAAGCCGTAGTGTTCCGCAAGCTCATTGCGGTTTTTTAGCTCACCCGACTTCGGTTAGGTGGGCTTTATTTCACTTCCCCCACTTAATAAACCTATACAGCCTCCACATAACGAACACCATAGGCACGTTGCAGATGATACGAACCCACAAGGCGGATGAGTTTTGAAAGTATCCTAAGTCCCAAATCAGATAGTATGCCCCTGCAAAACCGTAGACCCAAGCCTTAGTAAGAAATAGTTCCATTATAAGCGACCTTAGTTTACCCTTATCGGTCGCCCTGTAAAACTCATACCAGATGCATAATGAGAAGATGAATATTCCCCAAAACATTATTTGCGATATAAGCATTTCAATATGCACGGGTGTCATTTTCGGCTTTTTAGTATCGTTGTTAATTCGGTTAAGGCTTGTGTAGCGTTGTTGGTTACTTTATTGCTTGATTCAAATTGGTTTTCGATGGTTTTACGGAAGTCGTCACGTTCAATTCTGTGCAGTCTCTCCAGTTCTTCTCTTTCCTCTTTATGCTCTTTCAGCATATCCTTTATGAACTTTACGCACCAACCGATGGCTGCTATGCCGATTGCTGCGATAACTCCGGGGATGCCGTACTTTTCTAAATCCATTCACTTGCTATTCGATAAAGATAATGATTTTTTCTTTTCCCGTTGCCTTTTCCATTTTGCTTGCATTTTATCTATATTTCTATAATACCACTCCCGTTGATAAGCTAATTCCAATTCGTGGCAAGACTCACACCTGCACCCAAGCCTATATGCATTGCGAGATGGATGGATATACTGGCCTATTCGACCCTTGTTTTGAGCATCTGAATGATTATCCTTGTGACTTCCCTTGAACAAGTGCAACGGGGACACGCATTTAGGATTGTCGCAAGTGTGGCATACCAGTTCCATTTTACTATTTAATTCGCCAATAAATAATACATAGCTTAATCTATGCGCGTACCAATTTTCTGTTTTCCCATTGCGAATAAATGATATTTGCCCGTAACCTTGTTTATTAGACGCCCCTGTCCATTCCAAGCAACCATTTTCACTATTATATTTTACAAATCTTGTAAATCTTTCAAGAGGTGAAACTCTTTTTATACCACCCATAAACTTAAAAATCCTGTTCCGGGTTCAGCCGATTGCGCCAGCCTCACCCAAAACAGGATTGAAATATCTTTAACTACGGAGCGCAATTCCGATTTGTTAATACGAATATACGAAATCATTTCTTATTCTGCAATCCCCAAATCGCCTTACTCAAATCCTCTATACGCTCACCAAGAGTAGTAATGGTTGGGTTCATTTCGTCATGCACGATTTTTCTCAATTCTGCATCCCTGGCATCTGAAAAGTATTTGAATACCTTATCGATTCCTTTCCATAAAAGCCCGAATACCATCGCCCACGGAGTAATATCCTCTATGAATTTAAGAAACGGCGCCCAAGTATTTGTTTCGGGTGGTGTCATTATTTCAATCTTTGTATCCATGTCTATAAATACTTGAACCTATCATAATCGTAACGGCCATGACCGCACCATTGAATGAATAAAATATAGGATCACAATCCCGTAAAATAGTATGGTGCGTTAAAATAATAATTACATAATTAATTAACAAGCAAATAAAACATATTAAATTAAACTGCTTGTGCATAAAGCTAACGAACCCGCACTTTAAATCCAGCAATGCGAATAATAACATACCAAACGTGATATAGTTATAAAATAGTTTTGAATTTTTGATAGGTATAAAGTCGAGTTCGTACATATATAAGTTGAACAATGCTACATAAGTAATTAGCACGCCAATGGTAATATAAACCCTTATCTTCACCCACCCACGTTTTTTACGCACATAGACCCGTTCCAGTAATAGCCATTGGGACATACAGGCGGATCACCCGCTGGTTTAACAATTGGTTCTTTCGGTTTATTTGTTGTAGTTTTCTTTGCCATAATATATAAAGTTTAAATTGTTTAAAACGCCACTTCCCTGCCGCTTACAACACTCATAGTTGCTGTACCAGAGGAGACTAATTTATAATAATAATTTGGTGGAACAGCGCCAAGCATCTGAACGGTTTGACTATTTAAGGTATTTAAGCCTATTGTCAATGTTCCGGTGTTCCCATTTACCGCCGTGCATACCGTACTCCAAACCGAGTTATCCGGTGATGTTTGCAGTACGATAGTTCCGGTTTGACCTCCGGTAAGCGATAATGAAGCATTGATGGTAGTCGAGAAATTGACGATATTCCATCTCGCTGGTATAGTTGCCTGATATGACGTGTTCAATACGCGTGAACTGACATCTGTAATGGTTATGGGACTATAATCCGGCTTATCAAGCGCCTTGAACCCTAAAAAGGTTAATATAACACCGCACAGAAATACGATCAGCATGTTCTTCATGCTGTCAATTGTTGCTTTATGCTCCTGTATAGTTGCTTCCATAATTTATTCTCGTAAAAATTGAGTTCCGTCCGGCATGAGTGTTACTGCACTTCCCGGGGTTATTGTTATACTTGCCACAGCCGATGTGTCGTATATTTGATTGCCACTTGCACTATTAAGGGTTATATTTCCGCTACCTGCATTTTTGATCGTGATTTGATACGCCCTGCCCGTAGCTGAACCCGATGGTGCGGGTAAAGTCCATGTGGTTGTCGTGCCATTAAACTCATAATCATTACTTGCGGCTAGCGTCAGTGTTCCGGCGGCTGATATCGTTATACCCGGATTAAGCAATGTACTTGCCGCTACAGTGATATTCCCACTCGCATAAGTTAACCCAACACCTGTTCCAGCAACCAGCTTAGTCATCCTAACCGCGTGTGTAGTCGGGTTAAAAGCCATTAAACTGTCGTTACTCGAAGCGGCTACAAACTGGCTGATACGGGCACGCCCAATCACGGAGAATTTGTATGCAGTTGAGTCGGATTGCGTACCACCTGATTGAACCAATAGGTTGCCGGTGCTGAATAGGGTGGCGTTGGTTTGCCCATTCGTTTGCAGACTTATAGCAGTTGCGCCGGGGGTCTTTATAGTAAGCGCCGACGAGCTGGATGAGGACAAAATATTACTAAAGGTATTCTGCCAAGTCAATGCAGATGTTCCGTTTGATACAGCATTAGTAGTTAGCGGAACAACGTTACCACCAAATCCATTAGTACCAGCCAATGAGTATAACGCGTAATTAGCTGTTGCCCCTGTTGGCGCGGCATCGATATATAAAGAAGCCGCGTTAGTCACGGTTGATCCGCCGGTAACCGTAATTGCAGGTGCTTTTATAGCTACGTTAGAAAGCATAGCACTTGTTCCTGAACTCGCTGTGGTTACCGCAGAGGAGGCGAATATATTTCCAGCGTATGAATTACTGGCGCCTAATGCCTGTGACGATTGATTGCCACCAAAGGCGTTTCTATACATTACCGTACCCGCACCGGCAAAAGTATACAACGCATTAGATGAACCTGCGCCTATATTTGATGAATACGAAACAAAGTTAGAGGTGGCTACCGTTCCAAATCCAAGCGTTGTACTTGAAGTGTTACCACCTAAAATCGTTCCGTTTGATGTAACCGTACTTGATAGCAACGCTCCAAGATTGCTTACCTGAAAACCGGTAGCCGTTGGCGTGGCGCCCGCAATGGATTGGTATAAGATGTAATTCGCTCCCGGAGTCGTGGTTCCTTGTATTGGTGTTAACCCGAAACCCATACCGATTGTGGACGCGGATACGGGTGTAGTCAGCCAAGCGGAGCCGGTATTCAGCGTAATGGGTGAGTTCTTTTGCGCACCTACTGTAGCTACATCGCTACCGGCGAAATTTGAGCCTACCACCAGTGTTGAGCCAATGCCTGATATGTTGGCATTGACTGATGTAGTAAATGTCTTAGCGCCACCTATAGATGCCTGCGTGGTGGTTAGGTCAACGAAAGGCTGCGTACCTGAACCTGTACCTCCGTTGGCTATGGGGAGTACGCCTGTAACTCCGGTGGTCAACGGCAACCCTGTTAGGTTAGTTGCCACACCAGAGGATGGTGTACCAAGAGCTGGCGTTACGAATGTCGGGGATGTTGCAAACACAGCGCTGCCAGACCCGGTTTCGTCACTGATCGTTGAGGCTAATTGCGCAGATGTGGTTGAGGCGAATTGAGAAAGAGGATTCGCTACTTTGCCCAATAATCCCTCAAAAGTTGCAGATATGTCGATCTGCGGTGTAGTTCCCCCTGTCGAAGTTATACGGTTGGTTGTGCCTGTTACGGCGGCGACTGTTCCCCCGCCGCCACTCCCTGAATTGCCAATAACGCGCAAAACCGTTCCGTCATAATACTGATACTTGGCGGAGTCGGTATTAAATACTAAAGTTCCCTGAATTAAATAATTCTGGACTAATGCGGTTGATCCAGTTCCATCCCCTGTAACGGTCGCTGTTTGCGGAGTTAAGTACCCTGTACCGGCATTTGTTACCGTCCAACTCCTTATTTGTCCGCCAACTATTACGGGAGTAGCCGTAAAGCCGCTTCCAGTCGAGCCACTTAAGGATATGCTTGCAGTTGTATAGCCGCTGCCTTGATTTACGACATTGATAGACGAAATCTTCTCCATAGCCACAACTTGCGCAGTGGTCATTCGGGGCGGTATAAAGCCCTTAGTAAGGCTATTTATGGTTAACTTACCGGACGGAACTGTTGCGTAGGTATCGGGGGTTACAAAGTCGGCATCGTTCTGCAATAATGCCTGTCCATCATAGTTTATGCCAAACATTTTAACCTGAGCACCGTCAGTTCCATTAGCCTCATACACCGAAGTGCTGCCTCTACTTTTCTGATTAAATATCTGCTGTTCAGAAGCGGATGTCAGTGGTACGATGCCTGATTGGTATCCTGACCCATCGTCAAAATAAAATTTATTCCCAAGACCTGTTATTTTCACACTGCCATCAGAAACGATATTCCCAGCAGCATCCAGCGCCATATTTCTATGACTATTATTCATAAAGGTCATAGCCGCACCAGCGCCACCATTCATAAAGAATGTCATACCTCCGCTTATATCCATTGGTTGAACATAATTGTAGATGCCAAACCCTGTATTGGGTGTGTATATGCCCGTTATTCTCGCCCCCTCGCTTAACGAAAAGTCGTTTGACTGAACTGTATAACCCGGTGGAGTAGTCCACCCCGGTTGATAAAGCGTACCATTAAGGTAAAAGTTTCCCGCCGTGCCAATATCTTTAGGTAATTGAGCAATTCTGCCGACCGTGTCTCCCGCCGTAATACCCATTAACATTGGGTTAACTGTGGCGCCTAATGGTATATTAGGCAGTTTTGGTAACCTCAATGTAGTCAGATCGGTCAACCCTGCTACCGCCAAAGGCTGTCCTTTTTGAGTAACATTCGGATAAACTTTATTGTATATCAGCCGTGCGAGAAGCGTATTTCCCACGTTATTCAGATGCTGCCCATCTGATAGTAATGAATTTGAGCCATCGTATTTAACTAAACCGTAAAGATTTATATCAATACATCCCAATACGGCTGCTATGGAGTCAACTGCGTGACTGAACTGTGCCTGCCGTGATAAGTACTGTGGCAATGTCAGTGAACCCGGCGGAATTGTTGAAGGATTAAAGGCGACATTGGTTAAAATAATTTGGTTGTATGCCCATCCTTTTGAGTTTGCATTATTAAGAACGGTCACCCAGTCCAACGCGAATTGATGCTCAAAATATGAACTTGTCGCTGTGTTGATGTCGTTTTGGCCCAAGCAGAAAAGTAAATACCTGTCGCTACCGCCCTTTGTTGGTATTCGTGACAGGTTGTTTACCCATGCTGTGCCACCCCCTGCACCTAAATCCGTTCCCGACATGCCTATATTGACCTCGGTTGATCCGAATAAAGCGGCTGTCTGTGTGGAGAAAGCCAGTGAACTTGGATTTGCGCCCGGTGCAGGATTAACAAAGCTATCTCCGGCAAATACCATGTTGCCGCCAATGGCTACGGTTGGTTGTACGCCGCCTAAGTATAAAGAGTCGGCTTGTAACTTGTGTCCGGCGTTTGAAACATACCTATCCCCCTGCAACGGTGCGGAAGTATTATAAATATTAACACTGCTCACCCCAGCTATTTTTTTAACCGTTCCTAAATGGCTCACCAAGATACTATCTGTCCCGCTTCCCGTAGGCAAATTAGGAAAGACCACACCAGCATTAACCAATAATCCCTTATTTGTGTGCACGTTCCCAACGACCAGTGAATAGTCATTATTCAGGTTATCTGTCGTTACCTTGTTGCCAAAGTAATGGGTGCCGTACCAGCCTTTATTTCCCGGTATACTGTATTGCGTGGTGTTGGTTGTAACAAAATTGGTTATAGGCGGGTTGGGTATAGTCGTTACGGATGTAGGCGTGATGAGCACCGAGCCGACATCTACAGTTCCGGCAGGTATGGCAGGCTGAACCGGTGCAAGACTAAGCGTGCCCGATACTACGTGCAGCGTATTGGATGCGTCTGCATAAACCTCGTCATACCGTGAAAGCGTGGCGTCCTGCGCGTCAATACCCAGCGTGGTAGTCCCCGTGGTGTGGTATAGGACATCATGTATGCGCCAAACACCTGCTGTAATGAATACAGATGGTTCTGTTGCGGACATATTCAGACCGGAAATTACTGTGTTTTGTAGGTATTGGGAGGTATCCCGCCACATGTGCCCGGTATCATCCCGCACGACTACTTGCCCGTGCCCTATATTGCCTATGTTAACTGTAAGGGGTATCGATTGAGTCCCGAAGCCAGTTAGCGTGGTCGTGTCAACGTATAGGGAGTCTGCGCCTCCACCAGAACCCGCTTTTCTCCATTGCCCCCGTAGATAGAAATAAAATGCACTGTCAACCGTTCCGATACCAATAGCGCCGTCTTGGGGAGTGCTGTTATTGAAGGTCGGGGTAGTGAATATCGGAATAATTTGGGTAAGCGTAGTTTGCGTATTTGCGTATTTGAACGTCTGCCTGTTATAGGTAGGCGAACTTGGAGACGAAGCAACAGGATTCTGTTGAGTTACGATGGCATTCTGCGCACTCACCCAAAACGGGAGCAATAAGAGTAGGTATAGTAGGGTTTTTCTCATGATTCTGTTGCGTAACTATACACGGTAATTAACTGCCCATCTACCACACTTGGTAAATTCCCACCCGGCAGAAGTACAAAACCTCCCGTAGGTAATAGCGAATAATCTGAACCGACTTCTAGCCCTGTTAGCATTGGGCTTGTGAGCGCCATAAAGGGATTAAAACCTTTCCATAGCGGATTATCGTACTCAATGCGATTAACACCGCCGTCAGGCGAACCGGTAGTAACGAAATCCCCCCAAGTTAGCACTACAGGCTGCGGCACACTCGGCGTATTAATAATCTCAATTGTATTACCCGGAACCTGTGCGTTGGGATCAAATGCTATACCGCCAAACCAAGTCGAGCCAATGTCCAATAACTGATTGTAAATGTCAACACTCGCGGCGGATGAGTAGTCAGCCATACCCAATGACCATAATCCTGATTTTATCTTTAAATCCTGACAGGCAGCCAAATTCCAATCAGGCGAACATCCCAACGCTTCTTGGTTACGCAACATCAATACAAGTGCTGCGTTAGCCCTGTCAGCCGTAAAAACAGCCGTAGTATATTGAGCCTGTGTTATTGACACTGGCAATCCTCCGAATTGATAAGTGAATTAGCGTCGATGATAGCGTTTTGAGCTTCTGATGGCACACCGAATAAGGTAGCTGTTACCGCTTCATTATATGCCAAATTAGCCTTTGTTGCAGCATTGCATAGTTTTGAACAGTTGCAACACCGTAGCTTACGCGAAACTTCTCTTGCTTGGTTGTTATAGAAGTTGGCAGCGAGAAAATTATCCGTACCTGTTTTAATGGTTGAGCCGGGTATGGTGAATGCTAATGAGTTGTTTAGGTATGAATCTGCTGTAAGTGTAATAGATGCCGTGAGTAAGCCCGGTGTGAATGTTACTGTAGCTATGGGATTGTTAAGGCCATCTGTTATCGTGTCGAGTCGGGAAACTATGTTGCCGAGTGTTACGCCGTCTGTATTGGTCGAGTAATTCGAGATGTCCGTTATGATGACAGTTTCGCCAGACGCCGACTGTGCAAGTGATACTGCTGGTTGGAAAGGTACTGCCATGTCTTTAAAAGTTTGTCTAAGGTAATTATTTTTTCTTATTTGTAAAAGTATTCACACCAACACCAAATTGTGACGGAACAAGCACCTTGAGTGCGTTGGTTATGCCGCCTAATTTATAAGCCTCGTAAACATCTGTTGCGGGTAACGGAACAAACTCTTCCGGCACATTAGGCCATAAATGGTATGGTTGCCCCACAACATCTTTTCCTGCCATTAGATTAGTCGCACTTCCGACAATAGGGTTAAGCTTACCGCGCACAAAGCTGATTGTATTATCCAAACGTGTTGGTGCCCCAAACTTACCACTTGTCAGGCTTTTTGGTTGAGTTGTTCCCGCAGCTACTTTTTGACCCGATAGCATTTGCGACAGGTAAACCACATATTGTGTCAATCCACCTAAAATATCATAACGGGTATCACCGTCCTTTATCTTTAAGAAATCAGAACCACGCGGATCGTGTGAAACTTTTAATCCTGCCAGTGATGCCATAGTGAGTATCGTTCCTGCCGTGGCCAGTGTTTTACCAATGTCCTTTGCCGCTAACACCTTTGCTGATCTTGACAATCGAGGGTCACCCCACAGATATAATGTATGGATACGGGCAGCCATGAATCGGGGCGAGAATAACAGGTTACTTAATACGGCAGGCTGTTTACCTCCCAACGCATCAGGTATATTGCCACGACCGGAAAGTACATTAACCACCGTAGCCAAGTCGCGGAATGCTTCGGGATTGTTTTTGAAAGTGTATCCACGTTCCTGTAACTTAGCGGCTTCTGAAATAAATACACCCGTTCGTATAGCGTTTAAATAACCGGTATAGGCACGTTCTGCACCCTGATGTATTTTACCCAATACCGGGATTTTCTCCAACAGGTTCGACGTAAATTGCTCTTCCCGTGCCAATAATTCAGGGTTGTTTTTCTCGCTGATATATAAGCCGGACGCTTTCATCAATTCGTATTGAGGCGAACGTTTAATATCTGAAAACCAATCCTGATACTTCTTTTCGGAGAAAGTCTGACCAAACATCGTCTTCAATGCCTTCACAGCCTCTCCGGGATGCGCTACGGTTGGTATTAAACCCTGACGCAATACAGCCGAAAAGTCCAACGTGGCTTTTATAGCACGTGGCAATGAGGCAACGTTCAACGTAACATCTTTAGCTTTCTCGAATTTGCTCCGTTTGTCGAGCTCACGTCGAGCCTGCTCTAAGTCGTAATCATGTCTTAATGCATCCCTCTTTCTGCGCAACTCCATAGCCTCCGGTGACTCATCGGGCTCCTTTGGCTGTGGCTTTTCATAGTCACCCTTAGCTATTTTGTCCTGTAACTCCTTGATTGATTTTTGAAGTTGTCGCTTGCTTGCTTCCTTATTCTTCTCGTCATAAAGTCCATTTTCCTTATCCAATTCCCTAAGACGGGTACGCAGCGCCTCAATCTTCTCATCGGCTACCCTCCGTTTTGGTTCGGGTAGCTTACGCAATCCATTTTCAGCATCGTCAATTTGGCTTAGTAACTTAGCTTCATTCTTTAACTTGCGTATCTGTTCCTGAATGGCATCTTTGGTAACCGGTTCATTGTACTTACCACTAACCAGATCATACATTTCTTTGGTGGATAATTCTTTCAGGTCGAGTTCTTCTCTGATTCGCTTAACAACCTCCGAAAGTTCTGTTATTTTCTCGTGCGCCAATGATGTTACCATTTTAGCTACATAAGGCGCTGCGGCACGTAAGAATTGAGCAGATGCGCCAAAAACATCATTCAACTGGCCATTCTTACGCATTTCAGCTAACTTCTTACTGAACTCTTGCGATATAGCTTTTCGTTCCTTAACAAAATCTTCATGCGTCTTGGCTGTGCTTCGGGTACGTGGTTTTGATACAGCCTTTTCAGCTTTTAATCTGGCTATTTCTTCCTGTGATTCCTGTAACTTCTTCTCATAAGCGGCATTAGCCTTTTCAAGTTCAGAATGACGATTGCTGACATCGGCCAGTTGGGTTTCAGTAAGCGGTTTGCCATCGTTTAACCTGCGTTCATTTCGTATAAGCGATTCTAAGGAATAGTTATTATGCAACTGGAACTGACCGGACTTTAAAGCACGACCGGCATTACTGCGGGTAGCATCATTTGCATTAGCGACATCCTGAAAGTCTTTCAGAGCGGCGTCACGCTTACCTGTCAACTCATCCAGTTTTTCAGCACTCATGGTAGCCGCACCTTCTTCGATTCGCTTGTTCAGATCAACTATCTCGTCAGTACGCGTTCCGATATGCTTAGCTAATATGGCATTTTCCGTATCGGTAGCTACGTGCTTATCATCCTTTATTTTACGAACTAATTCGTGAATATCGTAACCGTCTTTAAGGGCTTTATCTGCCTCTGCCTCGACTATATCCTTACTTCGCGTACCACCTTTATTGTCATCCAATTTAACATCAACCTTGTCAGCTTGCTCTTTTATTGAGGTTTTTTTGGAGGAAACGGGTTCTTCTGATTTGGGTGGTTCAGGAACTACTTCTTCCGCTTGCTGTGCATCGCGGCCGCCGCTGTTTTCGGGTTGTGGCTGACTTTCTCCGGCAACTTGGCTCCCTTCGGTGTCTCCGATTGGAACTTCGCTGCTATCTCCGGGTGTTGGCTGTATAGGTACGCCCGTTGTGCTTGGCTCTTGAATGGCATTTTGTTGTTCTCCTTCCTGTGTTATTGGTTCTGCATTAGTAGAAACACCCGCATCGGCTACCAATGGGCTAACACCTTCCTGCGCAGTATCGACAGGACTTTTATTTTCAGATGTAGTTTCGGATGTTTCTATACTGCTGTCTTTTGATTCAGGCGTTAACCCGACTATATCAGCTATCTCATCAGTTTTTACCTGTGATTTAGCTTTGCGTTCCATATCCTCCAATTCATACCGTTCAGGCGTAATTTCTTCTTTAACGCCATTTACAGTTTTAAAATACTTTCCCTCATCGCCTTCAACTCCTTTTGAATAAGTAGTACGGTTTCCCGTAACCAGGTCTTTTAATTTATCATTGGCCTGGTCTATCTTATCCTGTATCAACTGCTCCTGCTGTCCGGGTATTTCAGATACAGATGGGTCAAGTTTACTTCGCTGTTCCTGTAAGTCCTTTAATTGACCCTCCAATTCATTTCGACCCATAATAATGGATACACCTTTTGTAACTTTTTTAGCAGGCAAGGTGGGCGGTAACTTGGCTACCGTATTGGATAGTAAATCAACTCCGTCCTGTGCTTGCTGTATCTGCTCATCAGTCCAGCCCTTTTCTTTACCGTGTTGTACAACGTCTTGTTTTAGTGACGCAACAGCTTCGGGGCTATTATCGGTCTGTAATTTCTCAATAGTTGGATTAGGATTGTGCCCAAGCATGCCTAACATTTCACCAGCGCCCGTTATCCCGCCAAATACTGCGGCAGGCGAAGTTATTATATTGCCCAATGCTGCTTTCAAATCACCATGTGGGTTCTGATCTAAACCGAACGGTTCCGATACCCCTTGTACAAAGTCTGCACCTGTGGTATCTTTAAACGGCTCTTCGCCACTCACAGCATTGGCTAATTTCTTAGTTCCGAATGTGGCAGCATTAGCGGCAGATAACTCCGTGCCAACTTTAGCATATTGGGCTATAGCAGATAACCCAGTTTGTCCAACTTTTTCAGCAAGCGTGTTGGCTTTGGACAGGAAAGCATCTGCAATATCCTGCGAGGTTGCCTGTATGCCCTTTTCACCTAATTCCTGTATGGCTTCGGCTGTCAAGCCTGATACGATATTGCTTTTAGCGGCGCTCCCGAATGAGTTAAATACCTTACCCATGCTGCCACGACCTAACGCTGTCCCAATAACACCTGAACCGAGTATGAAGAGGTCGTCGGAATGGTTATCAAACTTAACGCCATTGTCCTTCATCTTTTGAACGGCGGTTGCAGCTTGACCGGCTGTTTGCAATCCAAATGAAGCGCCGCCTGTTTCCCCCGCTGTTATTAAGGACGGAGCCATAAAAGCGAATTGGTTGATAGCATTGTGAACCTTACTATCGCCTTGTTGCAGTGTGCTCGGGTCTAAACCGAATGTTTCCTTTCGGCTATCGGCAACCTGATCAAGTACCCGCTTTGTTTCCGCATCATCAACCAGACCTATTTTATTTGCGCCATAATACAATGGGGCGATAGTCATATTGGCAATACCTTTATTCAAGCTGCCTGCTATGGATTTTAACTCATAAGCGGCTTTTTGGCTAAATGTTGGCGCTACGTATTGTTTGATTTGATCGGGTTGTTGATCTGGTGCAACTAAGTTTCCACCTTGCGCTTGCCTGTATGCAGCCAAGTTGCCCTCAAGTTGGTTCGACAGCGCCTGTGATTTCGCATCTTGTGCGGCGTGGTATTGCGGAGTAAATGGCGTAACAGGTTCAGTACTTGACGGGGAAAGGGGGTCGGGTAGGCTACCTAAACCAGTTAATGAACCTGTGCCACCAGTAGAGTGGGGTATATTTTTTTTTAGGAGGCGGCGGGGGTAACCCATCGTCTCCTGAACTAACCTTTTTAGGGGGAGGTGGTAATAAATCGTCGTCTACTGTTCCCATCTATTTAATATTATATCCCTGAGCTTTATAATAATCAACCAGCTCTTGTTGCGTATATCCTTCGAATCCCGGCTTACCTACTTTTGATTGTATTTGTTGTAACGTTGTCGTTTTCCCATGTTGCCCGGTTCCGGCATTATTCTGAACCGTAGGCAAATGCTTCTTACCACCAACTGTTCTTAATGCAGATATGTCTACCTTCTCGCCGGTTAATTGATTCACCAACTCATTTAGTTCAACATCTGCGTTAGGGTCTTGTTTATTTATCGTTACCACGTGCGATGGCTGAACATCAGCATAGTCCCCAGCGCCATTATTGGCTTTCGGATCGAACTTTCGGCGTGCCGGAATAGTGAATTTTATATTATCTCCCTCTACCTTAATACCCAGTTCTGTTTTTGGATCATAAGACGGATCAGCCTTTAGCCGGTTTGTAAGCGTCTCCCCACTCCCCGGAACTCCTGTCAACATATCACTAACTAACTTTTGACGGTATATCGGAGTGGTGTCTTTAACTCCTTTTTCTTTAGCCAACTCCATGCGTTGACGAGCCAAATCTAAATTAGCTTCACTTATAGCTAACCTGTCTTCTCCATAGTCAGGCACTTTTTTTGTTTCTACATTGGCGTCGAGCCTGCTTCTAAAATCGCCCAATACCTTACCATAGCCCGCATTTTGCTTGGTGACTACATCAACTAATTTATCCTTTGCATGCGGGTCGGCTGGGTCAATACCGGCAGCTTGTAGCGTAGCAGTATAATGCGGTTGCTGTGCATTCTGTAATATCTGGTCAGCTATAGCATTAACACGTGGTGCATCAGTAGGATATATCGTTCCGCCATGACCGTTTGGTATACCACCAATATCACCAACATGGGGGTCGATTCCATATCCTTGAAGCAATGGTGAAAACTCCGGTTGGCTTAATATTGCCTGCCCTTGTACAACATGGTTGTGTGAATTTGGTTCCGTTATGGTGTATCCGCCTGCGCTTCTTACATTTGCCGTAGCGTGTCCCAACTTCACCGCATCATTCAAGTCCAAATTCCGTTCTTCCAATGGCGGTGGCGGAGTGTATAATGCACTCACGGGATCGCTGTGATATTTTTGCAACCAATCAATATTGGCCTGTTTGCTCTCAGGTGTATAGTTTTTACTCTTATCAGCTATAGCCGTAGCTACTGCAACTGCCCGCTTATTAGCTTGGTCGGTAGACTTCGCAACCGTATTAAGCTGATTTGTTTGACGGATGAAGTCAGGATTTGTAAAAGGGTCTTGCCCTGTAGAGGCATGATACTGCGCTGCGCTGCTCAATAAGTCATCGAATTTAGGTTGTAGCCATTTGGTGTACTCATTGGCAATCTCGGGTGTTTTAAACTGATACAGGTGATTTGCATATGCTTCATTAGCTTTCTGTTGCTGTTGCTGTAATAACGCCGCCTGCGCACGCCTGTCGGACTCTCTTTCATTAGCTAACTGCATGAAGTATCCCGTAGTCCTGCTTTGTGGCAGAACATAGGCTAATCCTTGCCCTTGTTGCGACTGATCGCCTTCAAATCCTGATAGTTCATCCATCGCTAAAAAGGTTTCCAGTTAGTGTAGTCCGGTACTTTATATGGTACGTACGGGGTGTTATTTGTGGTAATAGGGGTTGCATACGGGCTATTGTTTACCGGTGAGCCCTGTGGCTGCGTAGTCGCATCTGAACCACCGCCGTAAGCTTTAGCTGCACCAATGACGGATGAACCAATATCATCCAACCCGCTGTACAAATTCTGCTGACCTGCGCCATACATTGATGAGGCAAGATTAGCTGTACGCAGGTATGGTTGTAGTGTATTGTTGTTGTACAATTGCCGTTGCCATTGAGCCTGATTTCCCAATGCAGATTCATAACCGCCCAATGCCTGCGCTTTATATTGCGATTCTTGTGCATTTAAATTATTGGTAGCCAAGTTGGTTCCTTGTCCTATGCGTGTAGCAAGGTCGAGCACGTCTCCCCCGCTTGAAGCGCCTTGACTGCCCCGGTAGAACTGCGTCGCTGAATTCCGGTTTATATCATTGCGTGCTTGTGCATCGCCGGGCATGCCATTCGTGTAGTTGCGAGCCGCTAAGTCTGTGGCTAATCCAACCTCGGAAGGCATTTCCTCGGGCGTAAATATGTTTGATTTAGCCAAACGGTTAGCCTGCGCTGTTTGATTTGCGCCTTTAACAGCCTTATATATGCCTAAGCCTGCCGATACTGCGCCTGCGGCTATAACGAAACTCATTGTAATGCCTCCTGTTTTCTTCCTTCTAAGTATGGGTTCTCGCGAGCCTCTATAATATCATGTTCAACCAATAAAGCCGTTTCCTCAACACCGCATTCATCTGTAGGAAACCGTTCTGTCGGATGAAAGGTAATCAGCATTGTATCTTCATGGGTAACGAACACCCTGCGCGTTCCCGGTTCTGTCACACCCTTATGGTATCCGATTACGCGCTCCCATCCTCTGCCCTTAAGGTAAATATCAACATTCCCATAAGCGATAACGAATTGGTGCTGTGTTTTATGGCACTTGCTCATTATCTCCAACCCGGCAGGCATAAACAATTCACGGGAGTACAAGCCTTTGGTGAACACATGCTTTACAGGTAATTCTACCTGTGGCTTGTCTGCTATCGCGGCGTGCACGAGGTCGAGAACCTGGTCTTCAGTGAATGTTTGCTCCATTTTGCCTAAAGTTATCACTTATTTTTTAATTTAGCAATCGCGGCATCATAGGCGGATGTATTAGTCCCGTAGTTCTGTCCATTAAACGCCGCTACAGGATATCTGTAAGATGAAGTCCGGCTACCGAGCCACCCGTCAACGGGGCTTATCCCACCCATTATTTCATCTTCTGACTTGACATCCGGAGCAGCAGCAGGATTAGCTTTCCATTTTTGTATCAATGACTGCCTGTAATTCTGTAAATCCGATTGGACTGCCGGAACTTGGTCGTATGTTAAGGTAAAATGTGGGTTTTGTGCCCGGTATTCTTCCATTAACTTCTGTCCTAAGCCGGTGTCACGGTTATCCAATGCGGGATTTCCTTGCATGCCCTTCTGCTTTAGGTAGTCCAAGAATGAGTTCCATTGCATTCTCTGGTCATTGCCTAATGGTGTTCTGCTTGTAGCTGCGGCTGCTTTTACGTACGTCATAATTTAAAATTATATAATTACCATACAATAATAATCAATTTATTGCAACCATTTCCATTTTCTTCTTTTTGCTAAGTCATCTATATGGCGCCTTTGTAAATTAGGGAATGCCTCACAAATTTGTTTTATCTTACTACCCGAATCATACATTCGTCTAATTTCCAAAACCTCATACTCTTTAACGGTTCTATTTTTCTGCTCGGATATAGGCTTTTTAACAAATCCAGCATTGTATCTTGCGTCAAAACGCGCTTCGGTAGCAAGCCTTGTACAATCTTGGCACCTACACCCATAACTATATGCGGTTTTACTTGGATGGGTAACTACCGGCATCCTTCCTTTGAGTTGAGCATCGTTCATGTTATCTTTCTGCGTACCCAAAAATAAGTGAAACGGATTTACGCAACTCGGATTGTCGCATTTATGGCAAATTTTCATACCTTCCGGCACTTCTCCTATGTAATGCATATAAGAATACCTATGCGCAAAATACCCCCTTTCCCTTGTTTTAAATGAACCGTAGCCTTTTTTGTTTTTGCTTGCCTGCCATTCCCAACAACCGTTTTCTGGAGTGTATTTAACGAAACTAATAAACCTTTCAATATCAGATAATTTACTTCTCGGTGGCATAATACTAAAAAAGCCGATGAGCCGGGTTCAGTCTGCCAACATCCCCCGAATCAACGGCTATTAAATATCTTACTAACCGTGGCAGCGGTTATTTATCAATACAAATATAATTAAAACGAACGAGAAGTTTCGACATAATATGTCTCCACAGAGGATATTTCATTATACTCTGTGTCGTCGCATTGCAAATCAATAATAAGCCATCCGCCCTGCATTTTACGCCCATTGAATAGGGCGTCTAATCGCCTTTGAGTTGGGTCACTAATTCCGGCGAAGTTCGGGTCGGTAACACAGCCCAAAATATCCGCCCAAAGTTTATTGTCAATTAACTTAAAGTTATTTTTCTTTAACTGAGTCAGCATACCATTAGGAAATTGATTGCTATCCGGCGTGGTTATCGATGGCATATACCATTTTCCTACCGCATCTAATCTAAAGTTATAAAATATTTTCTCACGTTGATATTCAGCATTGACAATTATAGTTAGCTTTGATGAATATTGGTCACCATATAGGTTATTTTGAATAGGATTGGTGTTGTGAACCCATAATTCACCATTCTTCCAGCTTATGAATGAGTCAATGAATTTAGCCATGACGTCGTTTGTGTACTCGTAATCGGCACACCATTTATTAGCCTTATCAAAGAAAGATACAACCTGAGCTGATTTTGGGCCGAGAAGTAAATCATAAAACTTCAAACCGTCAACCTGCAAATTTCCATCTGAAAAGAAAAATATCGAACTGTTATTAAGCTGAGTTAGTGTTTCGGTGTACGTACCATTAGCTGTGCGATTTGTGCCAGCTTGTGTACCAGCATATATCTGAACACCGCCAGATGTCCTATTGGACACTGGGTATGTAAAAACGTATTGCCTACCGACTACCAATCCAAAATCAGTAAGGGATTGCGTAAAACCGGCATTACAAGCCGAGTGGATTAAGCTTCCATCGGAAATAACCCACCCTGTGTCTGTTGCGGCGACCGGGGCGTTTACATAGCCAGTTTGATTTTGTATGATTTGCAGGCTCATGTTACGTATTCACTCCTATCGTTATATTATGCGTGTCCGCTGTACTCGGCATACTCAAATTATAAACCCCCGGTGCTGTTATACCCGTTCGTGATGAGATCAATATTCCGTCAATGTAAAGGTCTAACCGCCGAGTCACAGGTGCACCCGCTCCCAACCCAACAGATATAGTCTGCGCAGGTATAGTTCCAGTAAAATTCATACCTGTATTTGTATTTACCGGGGTCGGAAATGTAAATGTCGGTGCACCGGTACATCCCAACGAGGTGAATGGTGTATTGAAACTTGAACTCAATATAAAGTTAAATGTCGGTGGTGGTATCGGGCATGAGGTAGCGTCTGTTATGGTGGGTATATAGTTCGTATTAACTACCTTATCAACCAATAAAGCCCAGTTACCGGCTATCTTTTTATATAATGTATCCGATAGTCCGTTATACCAAATATCACCATTAGAACCGCCGCTTGGCGTTGCGTCCGTATTTGGATTGTAAGTTATTGTAGCCGTATTCGGTACGATAGCATCGGGCGATATATTCTGCACGTTAGGCATTATCCGGCCTGTAAGTACGCCGGTTCCTACATTTTTTTCATCAAGTATTTTCCATCCATACTGCCCATTGTTGTCACCTCCCGGCGCATCACAATAGTTCGTCGTAGCATCTACTACCCAAATCAACGTGGGATTAGGGTCCGGAATAACATTGAAGCAAAACTTTATTACGGGTGTCAGGCTTGTATCCGGTTCCGTTCCCTGAAAAGTAAAGAAATCAGCCCCTAATGTGCTTGTACCGGTTATCTGTATCTGGTTGCCTACAACGGTTGCGGTAGAGTGAGCGGGTTGCGCTATGATAGCCCACGTAGTTCCTGTTGGGAACAATGGATTGGCCGTACGCCAATCGTTCGTGTAAAATGAGCCGTTGAAGATATAGTCAATATAGGCCGGTATAGCCCAAACATCCTCTCCGTTTACCCTGTCATGCGAGCCGGATATGGTCAGTGAGTTTTTGGCTACTTCCGATAATAAATCCCGTGCTTTCTTGTCAAATAAGTACAGTTCTGAAATCGGTATCGAACCATCCTGCGCAATCCTTATGAATACGCCTGAATTAGTCGATGCATATTTTTGATATGAACCATCATCCAGCCAGCTTTCGGGGTTGTCGCCTATGCCGCCCTCCCATGTGCTGTATTGGAGATCATTCAGCAATTCAGACGAGGTGGTCAGCAATGAGTTTCCGGTATTGTCCTGTATCAACCGTTTGGATACCGGTGTCCATGTAGTTTTGAGCTGCTTGTATAGGAATAGGTAATCGCCACGCATCCTGCTTAGTACCATAGCGCCGTATTGGTCATTATAATCCTTCCGGTCTAAGTTATCAAAGTCATTCAACCCGTTAATTCTGGTTCCCTGTATGTAATTCTTACTGAAACGAACCCGCTGCGTAAATGTAACCTGCCCAAACCCCTGATCCTGTGGGAATACCCGACCGGTGCCGTACAGATTAGATTGGTAGAAGTCAGAAAAGTTCGGATCGCATATCTGGTCGATAACCACCTGCGGATTTGGGTCGGCATTATTGGTAGGCATAGCCCTGTTTCTCACGTAAGCGTCGCCCTGTGATATTTGGATGATTGCCGGAGTAGTTACAGGATGTGCAGGGTCTTGCGACTGAATATTCCCTGTAAATGCGCCGTTCTTAATAGGGTATTTCTGTTGAAAATCCTTAAACTCAAGATAGGCTAAGTTATTCAGGTTTTGTTCAGGACGGTATAGTTCAACTAATGGCATCGATCCACCCGAAAAGGTGTAGGTAGCAGGTGGTTTTTTTATGCGTAATATCCCGCGTGTATCCCTGTATGAGTAATTCGGGTAAACCGTACTCGTAGCCGAACCACCTGCGAAATTCACATTGGCAACCAAAGGCTCGTCCAATACGTAATCCGCACCCGATATTCCGGTTATCAATCGCTGCACATCGTTAATGATGATATACTTACCAACGTGCCCCGCATCTGGCGCAACGGATGGTGTTACATTATTGGATGGCGGATTAGCTACGGTAATATTTGCGTTAACCAATTCAACTACATTATCAGAATAGGATAACACCTCTGTTTCGTAATATGGTGTATAAGGTGTCGGCGGTGTGGTTGACTCATCTGAAATCAGCCTCAACCGGTCGCCACGTAAGAACTCGTACTTTAATATCGTGTCAGGGTGTATCTTTTGATAGGTAAATAAGCTACCAACAATCATATCGAGATATGTATCTTCATTAGCCACAACCACGGTCGTAACCTGCTGAATTAATAATTGAATGAATGTAGCTGTATCATTGGTTCTAACAATGGAAAAGTAAGTAGCCCATGATGGCGGCAATGATGTGATGGTGATAGTATGCAAAGGTTGCTGTAACCCAATAGGAGTAACCCCATCCGCACCATATTCCGTTTCAAATGGCGTACGAACCAGTAGCGAATTAGCAGTATAAACATCGCTTGTTACCCCGTCGTCATCGTAAAATATGATACCGTACTTTCTGCTTGCCCCTTGCTTAATGGTGTTAATGGATAACCCATTGTCCAATAGGGATGAGTAATTAACCGGCGTAACGGATGTAGCAAATGTTATAGCGTTCTTGCCCTCATGCGCCTCAATAGTAAAATCCCATGCTGCATTTCCGCCTGCGGCACTTTCGCCCGTTACGGTTCCTGTTCCAACTGCATCAATCGTACGAAGCCACTGTTTAATTCGTGAGGCTACCGTACTGGCAGTATCTGCATTGGTTGCAATGTACGAGAATGGTCTTGCGCCATTCCCCCCAAAGGATTGTATGAAAAATACGTTCCCTTTCTTGACATCGCTTCCTACCAAAAAGTGTGTCGCGGTAGTAAACCATGAATTGAATATACCCCCATGCTCGTCTGTGCTTGTCAGGCTCGATGTAAAGGCCGGACTGTTCAGTTGAGAAGTCGTACCAGATGGCAGGTAAAATGGCTTGAATGTTACTACAATACTGGCATCAATATGCACTACCGGAAAGCCTTCCTGAAAATTCGCATAGGACATTGCCCTATTCAAAAACGACTGGCACTTTGGTTTATAGGGCAGGTAGGAATATGGCCGTGCTATTTCGTTCTGGTCTACCGATACGAGCGGCCCGTCATTATAAAACGTGTAAATAAAAGTGGAATAGTCTGGTATGTTCAGATCATCCTTATTCAGCACAATTACACTTGCCCAGTCATCGCTGTTTATCTTAACCAGTAATTCAATCTTGGTCACATCCCGGCTACCTGTTTCCAAAGTCCATTCAACCGCATTGTTATTGAATGAAACATTGCCTATGCCAAGATAGCTTTCATTTGGCGGCAATGGAACATCGCTGTATGGTGAGCAATCCGACTTCTCATTATCGAAATAATAGAAGCGATAGCACATCTTAATCTGTATGCCATACAGGTAGTTCGATGTTTTGGTTAGGTCGGTTATAAACCGCCATGTTGGGCTATATATCGGTGCTTGCTTGTAAGCCGTGATAAATTCCTCTGTAATGACCGTTCCATACCCGCTTGAAGTCTTGTCTATACAGCGGTTAATATTCGTTTTGCGGGCTTTATTCAGCCCATCAACCCAATATAACAGGTCGTCCTGTATAACGTCAGCATGGTAGATTGGCGAACCGGTGTCGAACTTAAGTATGTCAACACCGTTCGTATCGGTCAGGTTCAATAATACCTGCGTGATAGTATTTGATTTTATATCGTAGAAATAAATTCCGTGATTGGCGTTTGAGTTCCAGTTGAAATAGTACAATTTGCCCTGCTCTTCATTTGCTGCCCAACCCAAACACTTATTCAACCCTTCCGGCAGATTATTAGCAACCAAAGTATTGCCGAGTATGGATGTAGCGACACCACGCCTGCCAGAACCGAATACACGCATATTAACCATGCGACGGACGGCGGATTGCTTGATGAACTGATCTGACGAGTCAACATCAACCGCATCGACAAAATTGTTGGTTGTGATTTTTTTATCTGCCATATTGCTATAGTTTTGGTGCAGACATCACATTGCTGCGCATGGCGTCGATCCATGCTGTCAAACCTTCATCGATTTCGTAAGAACTCAAACGATGAAACTCCTCTTTATAATTTTTACGATTTAATTCGCCTAAATTTGGATTTCTGGTGCGATAGTATTTAGCTAATGAAAAGAACTCAATAGCCTCTTTGCATTGCGATGGAACCCATTCAGGGCAAACTGACAAACCGTCGCTGGAAAAAAACATGCCATAAGTATCACTCGACTTCACACTTACACCATTTATAAAACTTCTTCGGTTGGGCTGATCATAAGTAACGATGCCCGTTTTAAAGGCATCACTCGGCAATCCATAAATCTCGCCAAGCCCAAAGTTCCAACTTACATAAGGTGCAACGGCATAGAACAAGTCAGTCCTGTAAAACTCCCATAGGGCTTGGTCTGCCGTTCCGTTAAAATTAGTTTTATTGATTGTGCCAAGCAGGGAATCATCAACTGAAAGAGCAAAAGAACGTCCGTTACGGGTAACAAATGTCATTAGTGGCTTAACGCATGCTTTAGGCCAGCAGATAGCATTCAGGTTATTGGCGGTAAGCCCCTCAATAGTTCCCCAACAAGGCATCGCGTGCAGACTCAGGTCGCGAATTGCGTCAAAGACGCAGCCCCACAACGTCTGGTTGTTACTTAGTCCCGGCTCCCCGGTCTCCTTGCATAACTCTATGACTATTTGTTCTGTGGCTACCATTAGTTATCCCTATTATCCTGCGTATAATCCTGCGGAGTTTGCCGCTCTTTCATAAAAAAATCAACCATCAAATCTACCACCTTAACATCTCCCTCCGATGGCAATATTACTTCGTCATCATCATCCAAATCAGCTACGTGAACCCATTGTTTCGTTCGTACCTTACTTACCAAAGCGGGCTTGTTATACAGCCATACCTTAGTTTGTCCTTCCGGAAAGTAGGATATAACTGGTTTTAGCTCACCATAGAACCGCTCCAATGCGTTATCACCCTGATTAAGCGGGTAACACATCTTTCCGCACATTGTATTTACTTCGAGTGCCCGTGCTTTAGGTAAAGTAATAAGTCGTTTGGGCAGATTGAAATAATATCGTTTCGTAGTTGAATCTTGCTGTATGACTACGTTTTCAAAAACCGTGTACAGAAGCGGGTTAATGTTATGCCCACCTTCTGCTTTGTTTTCAGCCCAGTACTGCCCTACCATGACATAGTTTACCGCCATACATAGGTAGGTTTCCATTTCGCCCCAGTGAACGGTGCTGTCTACCGTGATGGCACCGCCCTCTATCCTAATTAGGGCTTGCGACACGAGTTCGGCCTTTGTCATTTAGATACAGCCTCCACCTGTGCCAATTGAGTTATACCATATTTAGCATAAGCCTGTAATAATTCTTCCCTTATACTGACACCAATCTTTTCAAGCATTTTATATATGATTAAATTGTCAGCCGCTTCCGGCCAAGCCAAATCAATACTATCAACGTCATCGTAAGTCATAATATCCTCGTCGTCTGTGCTTGAATAAGTGAACGCTATCTTAGCCTCGGTTGGATAGACTAAGTAATAACAAAAATATGGCGTTATGGCTGCGGGGTAGAAATTTAGCGTTCCGGGGGCGTTAAATCTATAGTATACTATTTTTTTATTTACACTCGGCGCTCTTTGTGGCATTCTTGCTGCCGCCACCAATTCACTTTCTGATGCTTCTGTTATGGAAAATAAAATACTAGTGCCGTCTGTGTAGCCTATAGCCAAGGGACGGTTAACTATTTCAGGATCATTTCCGAGCGATTGAGAGCCGTCAACCATAGATGAACCAGCCTGTTGTCTAACCCAAAAGTTGAGCAACTCCTTGACCATTTCGTTCTTGTCGTATAGGGGGCTAAGGTCGTTAAACAACTCATACTGAACCTCTGAAAGTTTGGTATTAAAATAGTCAACGATGTCTGCTCCAGATTGATATTTTTGGATGTAATCAGCACAACGGTTCCAAAGAAAAAGTACCTTCATTGACTATACTTGCTTAACCTTGTAAATATATAAAAAAAGTGATGCATTACACACCACTTTTTTAACCAAAAATATGAAAATAATTCAGGAAACCACCCCTGAGATCAAGCTAACCATTGAGTTTTTCAAGCTCAAGACCTTTTTTATACAATGCGATTTCTTCCTGCGCTCTTTCAGCAGCAAGCCTAACATTAGTATTTAATCCGGGATTGGTAATATCCACGTCCATATATTTTAATACCTTTTCCATTTTACGCTCATCTTTTTTAAGCGTTTGGTAGGCATCCCATAGTTCAGCATCCAACTGTGCTGATTGTGTTTCAGCTATAGGCGGATTCTCAAAAGCGGCATCGTTTTCAGGCGATGCTAAGTTCGATGCGATAGATGTGTTGGTCAACGCGGCATTGATTTCGTCAGAGTACATATACCATTTGGCTGATAAATGGTCATCCAATACCTTGCGGGCATCAATGCCATACTGAACCGGTATAATTTCACTTCCGTTCAGATACCAGCGTTGCATACCGTTTACAGTACGCAGCTGTATGATGTGTAGGTCAATCGCTTCCTGTATCTTGCCATTAAATGCAACTTCACGGCTTTCTGCCTGATTGATAAACGTAATAGGGTCGGCGTACGCCTTTGATTTCAACGTGCTTTTAACAACCTCGTCGGTCATATCATTTACACCGGGAATGCCGATACCCTTAGCCAGCGTTTTTAAGCGCGACATAGGCCATGCGTTCTGTCCGAGTATGATAGACATGGCGGTAATTCGAAGTTCTTCTTTATCGTTGTCAACCTTAGCCAGATGGTCATTATCCAAGAACTCATAGAATACAGGCGCTTGTGGCTTCCTGAACGGGCTTTGACGGTTCATTGGGTTGATGAACCAAAACAGGAATGTCATATCATCATTTACCACCACTAATCCTTTTTCGCCAGATTCCAGTGCGTTATCGGTAGGGAAATACTCAAAATTTTGCTCTTTGTCTTTCTTTTGAGTAGTTGCCAGTCGCACACGGACTTCTCGGTTCTCCTTTGGCAGGTAAATTGAAAACTCATTGCACATCAATCGATGTAAATGACGTGAATTTCCGTCACCGTCAGTTCTGGTTGGTAATTGGAAACGTTTTTCACGCGGTGCGGGAATAGAGTTTGGTGGAATGCCTAATCTCTCGAATAGTTTAGCTTTGGTTACGACCTCGTCGCTGATATATATTGCCATCTTATTTTATGTTGTTTTTAATCTGATTGCAGGTCTCCTATTTTGAGCCTGTTCTTTAGGTGTCGCCCATTTACAATTATCCGGGCAGTAATTACCATTGTTATCGATTCTTTCAATACTAAACTTTCTATTACCATCTGGTCTGCTTCCTACGTCTCTAAGGAAATTAAAAAAATCTTCCCTCCAAGAATCGCAAACGGATATCCCCCTTCCACCATACCTATGATATCCATCATAATTCTATTTGTGGCATCTCCTTATCATATCCCACCAGACATGATATTCCGGGTATTTGGTACGACCGTCCTTTTCTATTACCTTATAGAACCTTGCTCTAACCTGACAACCGCATGATGGTTTTTCAAATTTTATAAACCTTTCGGGTCTATAAACGGTTTGTTTTCCGCAATCGCAGGTGCAGTACAACATCGTGCATATTTGCGTTTTACCATTCCTACCTTTCCCAAATCCGGTTACGGTTAAAAGCCCTCTTTTTTCTCCAATTAAATGACTGTAATCTTTTGCCATACTAAAATATACAACAAAAAATATAAAGTGCCATTTTTTTTAATTTAAAAAATAGGGAGGGTTTTCGCCCTCCCGTTAAATTATGCTTAGATACCAATGAGCTTTATCATGGTATTTGCCAGTGCATTTTCAGCACCGATCTCAGAACGAATGTCTAAGAACTTGGCATCTATAGAAGATGTTGCCGGATCAATACCCGCACCACCAGTATAGTGTTGTTCCATTTCACGGTTATACCCGTTCAGTTCTTTGTAGCGATAACCTACAGAAGCGGTTGCGTCCTTATCAAAACGGCTTTGAACAAAGTCGATTGGCAATACGTAACCTACACCTGCCCAGTTATAGCCTTCTGTTCCGGCACCCATTTGCTCGTTCAGTTCTTCCTGTGTACGTAACAGGTAGTTGTAACCACCCTTATGAACACCGTCGAAGGCGAGCCATAAGAAGAAGTCATTTTTGTCAGAGAATGAATTGAACATATCTGAACTGATCTTACCGCTTGCAGCCGCATATTGGAAGCAGGTGTTGTTCATGTATGTTTTCAGGGTATTGTCAACCTGTGTGCGCAGTCCATAGGCCATAGGCATCAGGAATGTTTTGCTTGCTACACGCTCGCGTTGCAGGATCGTACCTACGTTATCGAAATCAGGCATAGCCAAGTTTCCGAAAGCGTAGGTCAGGATGTTACCGCCGTTATTCACGATATAGTCATCCAAGCCCTGAGTAGTACGTACAGGAGTAGGACGGTTTTGAGCCGCACCCATGTTCTGCGTAACGTTATTATCACCCTGAACAGAGAACCACAATGCTTTTGAAATCCTGTCCATGTGCAACTTTTCAGTTGATTCTGAACCGACAACAAGCATATAGTTTCCTTCTGCGCCACCAATAGCTTTCACAGGCATACGATCGGTCATTGCTGAACCGGTGATGCCATAAGAAGATTTGATAATCTGGCAGTTGTTGGTCTGGCGATACAAACGTGGCTCTTTCGGGTCAGCGCCTAATGTACCTTCGCCAAACGCATTGGAAGTTATCCAGTAGCGGCTGCCCGGATTCAGTTTTGAAACCAAATCATTGGTAGTCAAACGGGGCTTAATAGTTAAGCGGTGAGGCGTAACGGTTTCGTCTTTCAGTACGATTTGAGCCTCGGTGTTATCAACCAGTTTGATAATATCCCATTGTGCAGGATAAGAAAATGATTGAGTGCCATAACCCGTAACGGTCGTGGTGTACATTGAAGCGGTATCAAGTGCAATAACTACGGATGTACTGGGGCCTGTAGATGGGGTTACGATTGATCCAACCAAGAAGTTGTTAATGATCCAATCCTGTTCCCAGTGTGCGTAGTTGGGGCCTTCTACTGCCATACCTAAACCCATTTCTTTGAGCATGGTATACCAGTTCTTTTCCATTCCATGACGGGAAAGCAGGTCTTTACGTACTTGCGGTATGTCCGCTAATAAACCAAGTCCGGTTACGAAACCTTCCGAGGTTGTGCCCATCACGGTGGAGGGCTGATTCGAATAATTATAAGGTGCTACTGGCATTTTTTTAAGTTGTTAGAGTTTGTAATATTCCTTAACAGCCGCTGCCCTTGTATCCCTGTCTGATTTACCTGCGTTATCAACATTATCCGGCCCACGATTAATAGCCGATGGGTTATGATATTCCTCACGTATCTTCTTTTCAGCCACATTAACGGCGTGCTGACGCCATGCTTCGTGGTTTTCCAGTATGAGTACGTTTTGGGCGAAATCAGATATACGCTTAGCGCCATCTTCATTAGCCGGAATATCTGACCAGTTACTTTGTATGTATTGAGCCACTTTAGCAGGCAGTGTTTTTACGCTATCTTCCGATGGGGTAAAATCTGCGAATATTGCTTTGTCATCCGACTTACCGTTAATATTTATATTGGCAAAACTGATGTTCTTCAATGCATTATTTGCTATCGGCGCTAACTTATCAATGTGTTGAGTTTGTTTCTGCGCTTGTATAGCCTGTTGTTGCTCTTGTTCTGATGCGGGAGCCTGTGATACCTGTGCCTTATGCTCGGTCAGGTACTTACGGTCATCCTGTGCATCTACTTTAAGCCGGATTTGTTCTCTTGCAATCGTTTCTTCGTCGTGATCTTCGGGGTTGAGTTTATACTGGCCTTCGAGATAAATCTTAGCCTCTTTCTCAGTCAATCCCATTTTAACCTGTAGCGCCAATGCCTTAGCATCATAAGCCGACATGCTTTCAAAGTTGTCATGCTTGTTCAGTTTCAGGAATGCGTCTACTTGCTCGGGTTTTGCGCCGCCTTTTAGCAGTTCGTTGAATTTCTTTGATAAATCATTGGCGAACGGGTCGGTTGCTACTTTGGCTTTTAGTTCGGTATTCTCGCTGTCGAGTTGGCTTAAGCGGCTTTCAAAGTCGCCAAGTTGTCCATACTTCTCTAAAATGCCCGCAAGATCGTCTTTGGTCTTAACGCGTCCGTCAGTAATCTTTACTAACTCTGCGTCCAAGTCAAATTGTGGAGCTTGCGCCTGCTCGATTTTTGTTGGCTCGGGAGTACTCGCTACTTCCGGTGCCGGTGGGGTATCAGGGGTATTAGGTGTTGTTGGTGTTGTAGGTTCGCTCTTTGTTAGAACGCCAGCTTGCTCAAGTAAGTCTAAAGTATCGTTTGGCATAAAATGCTTTGGATTTTGTTTTCGTAAAAATACATAAGTACTACTATAAAGTAAAAAACTTTAAATCGCTATTGTTAATTCAGTACTTAATACATATATTTGATGCCATGACAATTGGAGAACAGGTTAAAAGCAAGCGAAAAGAACTTGGATTAAACGAAATTCAATTCGCCGTAAGGGCAGGAATAGCACTTGATACCCTACGTAGGGTTGAAAAAGGCGGCAACCCTACGCTATACATAATTAAAAAATTACAGGACGCCTGCGGGTTTAAATTTGAAATATGACTGATAAACTTTTTACGCCGGATGAAATTATTGATTTTTTACTTTGGGCAAATGACTTCTATTCAGTTGAAGGGTTGGTATGCGGAGAAGAAAGAGAAGTATTAAAACAAGTAATTGAAGAATATTTAGATAAAATTAAAAAATGAACCTCTACTGCTTCCTCCTCTCCCATACATGGTTTCAAACGAAATTCAAAATTCGTAAGTGTACTGTTTGCGGGAAGGTGCAGAGGTTTAGCGATGGGAAATGGAGAGATGTGAGATGAATAAATACAAATGTATTTGGAATATAAATGCCACAGCCGAGGAGTATCCGGCTAATATACCTACATGGCTCCCTGAATTCATGGTAATGGCAGAAGATGAGGCCCATGCTTTATACCAATATGAAAAACATTTACTTTCCACGTGTCAACATCCGAATCCTAAATACTTTAATGAAGAATATGCCGAAAACATAGAAAAATACCTTTCTCGCCCATTCGCATCTGGCGGTTGGGGTTTATTTGCAAATAAGATAAAATGACCTACCAAGAAGCCATCCTCGAACAGACCGTAGAAACACAGCGCAGATCAGATAAACTACTTGGTCGTGATAAAATGGGATATGATGAATTTTGTAACGCGGTAGACGAAATCATACCATCTGAAATGATGACTATGAAGGATGGGAAACCATTAGCCAACATGCGTGAAACCAACAAAGTAATTGGAAAGTATATTAAAGATACGACCGGAATGCCTTATTATGAGATTTATTTAAGCATGAAATATAATTTACCTTTAAGATGAACGAAATAGAATTATTTAACGAGGCGCATAATTTACAGATAGAGATAGCGGTAGGAAATGCGATTGCCTATAAATTTCCGCATATTGCTCATGTGATTACATTAAATTACGATGGTGATAATCTTGAAATTACTTTTTTAGACCCAAGTCAAAATTATTCTGACAAAGTATTTAAGTTTATTGAAGAGCTTAAATTAACAGGAGCTTTATGACCATTCTCGGCAACCGCCTCCTGATCGAACCAACAGAACCTATAAGACAGCTTCCGAGTGGATTATATTTGCCTGATAGCGCTATTCAAAAACCAAATACCGGCACTGTTGTTAGTGTAGGTACTAAGTCAGACCCATCATGGCTGAATAAGATTGTTTTGTATAATCCTATTATAGCCGTGTCGATTGAGGGGAAACATTTAGTTCACGAAACTGATATAAAGTTTATCTTATGAAGAATAAATATACCTTTGAATGCTCAAGTGTTGATATTCTGAATAAGAAAACCATAGGCATTGTGATTTCAAAAAATCCAATCAAGGAGTACTGTGAGGGTTATTTTGAATCCGGTACAATTTCATGCCCTGAACCCCGTATGATATTAAGACATATAGAAAGTGGTTATGATTTTATAGTTCAGGTTGTGGATAAGACCGTACCCTATCAGCATAAAATATCCCTGATTAAAACTTATAAAAATATACCTATGCCTAAAGTTAATGCAGGAGATTCTTTTATATCAAATGGATTTATTACTTTTAATAATTAAAAAATCATCATCATGGCATCAAACTTAACGATTCAGTATCCCTTAACAACAGGAATACCGCTACCTCAGGCCGAATTAGTACCATTTGGCAATAATTCGGCGTCTACACAAGATTCAGCCGCAAACTATGTGGCAGGAACTCCGGCTGTGACCACACCGGTTACCTCACGTCCGAGGTATCATGAACAGTACACGAAGGGGCAGTTTGAATATCCGAGATAATATTTGGAATTACGGAAACTGTTATTTACCTTTAGTTATTGTGATAAGGTTTTAGTAACCGAGGGATACGCTACCCCAAGCTGCCTTCGGTTTTTTTATTTAAAACAATTCCCATGCATATTGGTTTTAACAATATGATTTCATCGATACTATACCTTTTGCTTTACCTCGTTGTCGCAGTCATTGTGATTGAGGTAGTATTTTGGATATTAGGTATGATATTTCCCGGTGGTATCATTACGCCACGCATAAGAGGGTTGCTATACGCCCTCGTTCTAATCGTTCTGCTTATTTGGGCTTTCGGGCATTTTCATTGGATAGCTTAGGCTGACTTCCTTGGCATAATTAAACTCTGTAATCTTAACTCATTTAACCTATTTTGTCCTTTAATGATTTCGGTCTGGAGCGCTTGCTGTGTCTGTTGCTGTCCTTTTTGAGCCTGTAATACCGCTTCATTCTGCGCTTCCTGTTGTTGCAATTGAGCATCAGTTTGACCTTTAGCCTGCTGTGACATCTGTTGCTGTTGCCCATTTGCCTGTATAGCCTGCATTTGTTCTTGCTTGGCCTGTTCCTGGCGTTTAGTTACAGCAAATGCGGTATATATCTGAGCCTGCTTTAATTTTCCTGAGCGGATCATGGATTCTACCAGCAAAAAATCCGCTTCACTCATAGATTGCAAACCACCCTGACGGGCTGCCGAGCGCATTTGCATGATATTTTCAAGCATTAATTGCTTATCGCTATCATTCAACGCAGGTACAATTTGACAGTCAAAATCGTAATCAAATATCTTTTCACTTATACCAACTATCTCAAGTGAGCGTGAGATGCTTAATTTCTTCTTTTGCTCCGGTGTAGCATACTTAGCCACGCACTGCCATTTACTTGCTACAACCTCATAAACCGATTGCGTCATCTGCTCTCCCGCATTAATCAACGGCGTTAACGAGTTCTGGCTACCTTCGAGCAACAGTTTGCTAACACCAAGCCCCGTCTGCTCATGCGGTGTCTGCGCTGCAAAAATATCATTCACGCCAGTAACTTTCTCGATCATGCCAATAGTACGGGACATATCTTCCCACCAAGCTGAAATGATTTGCATAAGGTCTGTTCCAATTGGCACAACCGGTCTGCCTGCACCCTGATTCTGCCCCCATTGGTTCTTGGTATCCATCAACAGGTAGCCCTCGTCTTGCAGTATTTTCAACAACTGTTGGGGTTTGTAGGAAACTCCATCAATCTTCATGCCCTCTAACGCACCTTTGTCTATGGCTAAATTTGGCGGTGCAGGCATCTTAGCACGAGCCACGCGCAATTTTAGCATGATTAGTTGCGCATCATCTACGAAAGGTATAGAGCGTTCCACGATTGAAGTAGAGCCAGTGCGAGTAAACTTCAAAGGAAACAGCGGCCATTTCTTACCGCCTTCTGTTTTATAGTTGATGTCGGTATCTTCTCCGTAATCGAATACGTACATTGAACCCAAGACAAGAGATGCACGGTAGACAGTCATGTTTGAGTAGGCGTCGAGGGTTTTGCCCTTATTATTTTTGACCTTGTTCAGGTCATACGAGGCGTCAACCTTATTCACTACCAACGTACCGTTATCCCTTGTCACGCTGGTAACCCTAACCGACTTACTCCCAATCCAATACCCCCTGAATACATCGACCAAAATCTGATCGATCATTCTGAAATCAAACTGATCGTTGTTATTGTATAATGAAGAGAAGAAACCGGATGTATTCGTGTTGGCGTATTTACGGGCTATTTCAATAACCTGCTTACTGGTCAAATCAGAAGTCCTGCGTAATTCTGCTATAGATATTCGCTCCCACCAACCACCCCAAGAGGCGTCACGGTAGTCCCTGTATTGAGAATGTGGAAATACAGCCCGTTCAATATCGATGTATCGTTCTTCTACCTCATTTGAATTAGGATTGGTAAATACGCCCCGTGCCGCATATCCGACAGTAATAAGGTCATCGTTCTGCAAATCCTCTATACCTTCTGTTTTGGATATGTAACGGGTGGTATCGATCAGGTTTTCCAGTGCAGCTTCCTCTTCGAGCATGAACAAGCCGATAGATTGAGCCAAGTCAACATCCTGTGGTGTTTGAATTGGAACGGAGTTGTTAGCGGCAGGAATTTGTGGCTTAGCAAGGTTAACGGTGTGATATTGGTTGACGTTCTGCAGCAGGTTTCCAAGCCGTATGTCGGTGACAATTTTAGCTACAGCGACTTTAGTCTTTTTGTCCATCAGCGCCTCGTAATCACTTGCCTGAACGTTGATGTCATATTTGTTCTTCATCAGGAAGCCAAGTACAGCATCGCATTTCTGCGGAAGCACCTGTGTCATATCCCATGAGATGTTCAGTGTAGTTTTGCGTATGCCAGACTCATCCGGCAACCCAACCATATAGTTTTTATACTTATTGATGTTGTTACGCCCGTGCCGGTAAGCGCGTAACTCCCCAATAGAACGGCGCGTCCCCCATCCATCATAAGGCAACCCGCAACGGTTCATAAAGTACTTTGAACACATCGCATTGCAGGCGGCTAAAAAATATCCTTCGTCTTTTACGGGGTTTGATTCATCAGGGAAAGGGTACGCCGTTTCCGAAACATACTTGGATGCGAATTTTAACTGTTCTGCCATTTTAGCGTTGGGGCTATATGGGTGTTAAAGATATGATTAAAATTACACATATTGCAAATTGGATTTATTCGGGTATCTGCCTCTTACCCAATCCGTCAATGTTCCTCTTTTTATTCCATTGTATTTAGCCGCCTCTCGTGTCCCTGAATAGTATATGCCAGTTTCAAAATTTAGTATTAAAAATGCTTTTGCATCTCGCATTTTATCTATTTCATCTGGAGTATATGGCCTTTGGTAATTTCCATTTTTTTCTCCGCAATTAATACCAAACTTCCGCTTTATACTATTTCCCGTCCTTAAAGCACCCGGAGCACCTTTGCCTCCATGAGTTAGGTTTAATCCGAATGGATTATTTAATCTATGTGTGTTAAACTCTTTAATCCAAAATATCTCTAAATCATGTCTATCCTCTAACTTACATGATTCAATTACAATAAACCGGCAAAGATGCAGCGGGTATTTTTTTAATGCATTATAAATCAATCTTTGCCTATTGATAGAAAGATTTTTATAGTCATTTATCCTGTTTGTTAATTTGTGGTACACCCTACGTATTTATGACCCGTCGGGGTGACGATAAGATAAATAAAAGCAACTCCTTTTTTCATATTTAAATATACTACTAAACTCGCTGAAAAACAAACCACGTATTTTCACCAGTAGTCGCTAAATTATCACCGGGGTAGCTTAAATACACCTTATCTCTCGCTAATAGAACGAAGCCAAATGCCACGCCCAAATCTTTTTTCGTTCTCACTTTCTTGCTTCGATTCATTGTCATTAAATCAGATACAATCCGCTTATGCTTTATGGCGTTACTAAAGTTCATCACGTAGCTTGATATTGACGAAAAGTATTGGTTTATGGTTTCCTCCGTGGCAGGGGTTCCAACTTGCTTGATGTGTTTAGCCTGATACATTGCGCTATCAAATGTTTCTTCCGGTCTATCCATTAGGTACATACCATAGCCACGTGATCTGAAATATGCCTTTATAGACCGCTTGTTATTCTCGACATTCATCTGAGTTCCATAGTATACATGCATTTTTAACATATCCTCAAAAAACACATTCGGATCGCCTTCTCGAAATAGGTAATCCGCTACGACTTGGTTTGTTTCCCAGTCCCATCCCAGATCAAAAGGTGTGCCGTCATCATGCTTTTTAGCACCGTCCACCATATCATCATACATCCTAAATATAATACCTGCACCTTTTGACGCTCTGTTTTTGTCTACAATTTCGTCAATGTCATGCTCGAACGGGTCACATGAACCCCTGAACTTTCTTATATTTCCGGGGAGTTTAACACCTGCATCGAGTATGAAATGATTGTCAGTTCCGTCTTTTAACAGATACGACACCTCCCACTTCCCATCCTCGCAAGGTTCAAAAATAACTTTGGTATCCCGCTGACCATTTGTCCATTCAAAATTTCCCTTTACAGTCCATTCCTTTGGGTCAAATCCGTACGCTTCGGGATATTCGAGCCGTCTTGTAATATCTTGAAGGTGTTCCTTGTTAAAAGCCGTCTTCTCCCCACTCGGAGTCAAAGCATCCTCAATTTTAGTCGGCGATTTCCTTAACAGGTTCCCAATGGCCTTTTCCTTGCCCAACTTCCGCAGGTTAGCTATTTCCTTTTCCAAACGCTGTTTAGCTTCCTCCCGTTTCGGGAAACCCCAATCATCTGGCTCGGCTACATCCTCTACGGTAATGAATATCCTCCACAGCCCCGTTGTAGTCCTACCATTCTCATTAAGTTCATCAGGGTTGCTATCCTTCCAAAATGTATTTACCTCGTCAATCTGTTCATCATCTATTTCCTCGATACTCGATTCTACCCAGCACTTACCAACTATAATAGCCCCGTCAAAGTAATGCAGTGTGGGTTTAAATACTTCCCACCACTTAATCAATGACATGGTTTCCAACTTGCCGGCTTCGTTCAGGATGCCCCGGTTGGTTTCCTGACCATCATACGCACTCGCCTTAGCGGGTTCAAAGTCAATTTTACTACCCAACTCATCCTCACTGTACTTGATCTCATCTGAATTAGCGTCATTCTCTGCCATGCCTTTCATCTTGGCGTCCGTCATACGCTCAGATGGGTAGCTGAACTCTAACTTATCTTCCGGGTCATCACTACCTTTGTGAACCGGCTTCATAAACCAGATCATTTTCTTATTGGCACGGGTAATGCGCTTGAAATTCTTGTAAGCCTCGGTATCGTTTTTAGATTGATTGTGCCCCTGTACATTTCGAACCCTTGAGCAGAACTCGTACTCTTCCCCCAATGTGAACTCAGTCTTACCACCACGACGGGGGCCGATAAGAAATAATCCGTAGCAATCAACGTTTCGTACTACCATATTCCATAATTGGAATACGTAACATTGAAACAAACGAAATCCAGGGTGTATATTCTTTACCGTCCACCAATAATTCAGGAAGAAGTAGTAAGGGCCTGTAAAATAGATGGGCTGGTTTTTAATCAGTATCCAAATCCCATTCTTGCGCTTATGCCACTCATTTTCAATCCACTCTTCTTCTTCTTTTGTGACTCGGTTCTTTCGTGTTAGAAGTGATTTCGGTATTTCGGTGTGCCTGAACTTCTGGTCTTTCTCCGGTAAGCCATAGTTAACCATGTGCTTTAGCGGCGGCATGGATGGCAGTGGGATTTTATAGCCGCCAAACTCAGTGTAGCCGGAGATGGTTGACCAATCGGCGGTGTATCTATATTGTTCCTTTTGGGTCGGCATATTTTTCGCTAAACTGTAACAACCTCGCCGTCTCCTGTCTAGCCGTCTTTCTCGTATGCGTATCAGGAAATATCTGCTTCTCATACTCCACCAGCGACTTATGCATATCCGGCAGTACTTTCTCCACATTTAACCGCTCGCGAACTGACTTTTCTACGTCGTCCATACCTAACGGGCTTCGAATGAATGCAGTTAATTGGTGAAAATTAATCAATTTTGATTGCCACGTAACGAAAGCAAGGTTATCCATTGCCATAAATATGGCTGTGGCTATTTTATTATATTCTAAGTTTTCCCCGGTTAGTATGTCGGGATATTCAGCATTCAGGTGTTTGGTAACCTTGCTTAGCCGTGCCGAGTAATCATCCCTATCGTCCAACAGGTATGGGCTATCCTCCTGTATCATGTACAGAACGACACGTAATAGCTTATCATCTTCGGTTATACCACGCAATGACGGGTATTTGTCGCAGATGGGTTCTTTGCAGGAGGGATCGTATCTCATTTAATAGTCCCCCATTCGTCTAACTCAATAGCGTTTTTTATAGAACCCGTATACGCATCTTCGCCAATATCTTTAAATGATATTGACTTGAAATCCTTTACAAGTTTAGGTTCTGTATCTACCGTAAATGTATGCGTATTCATCAGTTTTGCTGCTATATCCTTCCTATGCACCAACTCAATATCCCTCAATTCCTCATTTCCCACCTCATAGCTGATACGAAACCCCCTATTCTTAGCTATCAGCACCCGGTCGCCCGGAGAAAGTTCCATACCCGGCTCAAATTCGTTCTCCAAATGCTGTCTGCATGGGGCATCAGCCGATAACACGATGCCGTGATTCAGTTCGTACTTATTATGGTTCCGCGTAAGCAGTATCCCGCTCGACAATTCCAGCTTATCCGGTAACTGGTCACGAAGAAAGAAGACGTATCCATTGACGGGACGCAGTTCATCTTCGTAAACACCATACACCCTATCCTGCCTGACCAGTACGCACAGCCCATAATCAGCCGTTCTGACCAATCTGCACTCAATTTCAGCGTCAACTTGTTCCCGGTAGTCAAAAAACACCCGGTCACCAACTTTTACATCAAAATTAGCATCAAATTCCAGTGAATTTCGTACCATGGCGTTAAATTCATCGCCGTGACCGTCGCCTTTGTTGCCAAAAAACCATGTTTGCTCGGGCAGCATGAGCACTTTACCTGATATGGACAGGTATTTTGACCGGTCTTGGTTGAAATAGGTTAATTGTATCTTAACTGAGCCGTCTGGTGTGGGTATTTCGTGAAAATCATACGCCGAATCAGCTTTGATTAGGACATGGTTAAAGGGGATTTTAGCGGTCTTGATGTCTATTGTATCGATCATTTGTATAAATGTATAAATTATTCAATACCTTTATGCTGTTTTGTTTATTTATTCACTTTATTCATTTAAAACATGGCAAACATCACTACCGTAACAGCGTATCAGTATAACACTACGCCTGCTTACAAAGTTCACGCAATCGGAACGGCATCTATCCTGGATATTTTGCCTTTTTCTCAATCAGCAATCCCATTCATCAACTCGGTCGTTTACACAAGTAACCCGGTTCTGTCTGCATTGTATTGCAACGAAACCCCATCTGTTATTCAGAACAGGGCTAACGCTCCGCTGGCGTAATTGACTCTCCCTTGTCTGTTGGCAGGGGAGTTTCATATCACCTCCAACCTCCTGTGCGTCGGAAACATTCTAAGGTTAGACGAATTGTAGGGAGATAGCCAGAGCATCAGCGCATACGGTGCGTGACGGTGGATTCGGGATTTGTGGGAGGCAACTAATTTCTCGTGGTTGGTCATATATCTGCGTATAATTGAACATTATTCAAATCACCGCCAGTCATGTACTGGCTGTATTTATCTTCCCACTCATAGATATTATCATCGCTAAGCCCGTCCAAATCAGAGATAAACTCATCTTTCATTTCAAATGGGATAACGTATGAATGCCCGCTATCATCTTGTGTTGCATAAACTTTTTTCATATCTTCTCAATATCCTTCTCCGGTAACGGTTCTGGCGACGGCTTAACATCAGCCCACGCACTTTTAAACACCTTTTCACTCGGAATATTTTCAAATACCTTAGCGTAATAGGTATCAAAAACATCATAGAAAACTTTCGCCTCTGTAAAGCGAACCGCAACAACTTTTCCATCCCGTTCATCAGGCGCTATGCCCATTTCGGTATGTTGTTTAAATGTTGGGATAAATTCGCATTCATCTCCGATTTGAAATCCTGATGGTAATTCCATATTATTTATTTTAAATTGTTTCTATACTATTCTCCGGCAACCACTTCGCCTTAATCCCATTCAACCAATGCGCATCATAAAACACCTGCTCACTTCCCTCACGCCAAACAGCAGAGTCCACTACAAAGTAATCACCGCTCTTCCGTTGCCGAACCGTGTCTCCACGTCCGTATTTTGGCGTCCGTTCATGGTGACGCATCGGGTACTGGCGGGACTCGAATGTTTGGGTGCCACAGCCGGACAGCCACCCGAGAGCGAGCAGCATAGCGAACATGAGCAGGATTGGTTTTAGGATGGGGTCGTTTTTCATAAGGTAGTCAGTTCGGTAAACGGGTTTAAATTAAACCAATTCGGCACCCCTAAACATACTATTAATATTTTTCCGTCATGTGGGAACCAAGAGAATTTTGTTATAGTAGGCTTTCTCACTAAAAATGGCTTTTTAACAAAATCTATTATGGCAAAGCACCTGCCATTTTCTTTTGAAACAGATACAACTTTGCCTAATGACGGGTAGGCGTTTACGTTATCTAAATAAGGAACTACAGGTGTTCCATTACTTAAATCAATGTCGTCTATGTTTTTAAAGCCATAGTCTTTAAAGCTACTAAATATAGACTTCTTTATTTCAACCTTTATTTTCATATGCCTAACATTGGGTTTTTACTTATTTTAATATCATTCGAGTCGAAATGTTTAACCTCACCATTATCCAATCGCACCAACCATATCGTATTAATGTTAATGCCGTAATCTATCACCACAAGACACCAACCGTGCCCTAACGGTGTTTCTACCTCAATGGGTGGGTTCAGTTGAAGCATCATATCCATAATACAACTTACTCCCCAAAACCTCCTTATTGAATATCTTCTCGTTCTCCCGTATATGGGACTCCTTTTCCTCCTTGCTCATCGAGTGCTCTTTCACGTACCCATGCTTCTCAGCGCCGCTCTGATCTAAATCCCAAGCGTAAATATACTCTTCCCATCCATTAAGACTGACATACCAAGCCGGGGTTAATCCTGCCATCCTTATCCGGTGCGAATAGGCAACGTGCTCGTAACCGTATTTGCCATAAGCCGGGTTGATATACCCCACGGTTTCCACGACCTTTCGGGTCAGGAATAGCATGCATCCTGTTCCGGTTAAATAGCAGGACACATCCTCGTTTCCTGACTGGTATAGTGAATTGACTGGATTGCAAAGAACGAAATGCTGTATGCCTGTTTTTAGGCAGCCATCGATAAAGAATTTCTCCCAGCCTTTTTTTATGGGGAAGGTATCGTCGTCGAAGATGAATAGGTATTGCGCACCGGAATCGTAAAGTTGCTTTATAAGTACATTCTTATCATGTGATACAGATATTTGATCTGAATTTATAAAAAAAAGATTATCAGTAATACTAAACCTGTCGTAAGTTTGTATTAAATCATTGGTTATACACGGTGCGGTCACTCCGACTCCTATTTTGCTCATGGCTTTATAAATATAATATTTTCTGCGTTTATCAAGCCAATCCCCATCCTATAACCCTTACAGTGCTCAACAAATCTTTGCAGTAGTGCTCTGTCGCTGTTCCATTCAATGCACAACACTTTGCAACCAATATCATCTAAATCCATCTGTTTTAGTATGATTTCATCAAAACCTTCAGCGTCAATCGATATAAAATCAAACCGAACCTGCTTATTATATCTTTCGCATAAATCATGGTAAAAATCAGTCCACGACTTGATGTATATCGACGTTTTTTTGAACTTTACATCAGGCCAACGTTTGGTTTCTTCGAAATTAACCGTGCTAACCAGTCCCCTGTCTTCGCCATTTGGTACGTGGGCTTCCGATTCATAAAAATCAGCATCCCCCGTTTTGTCACCAATTCCTAAATTGAATGTGCGGACATTTTTATTTTTAAGATGTAATTTATGAAGGTCTTTATACGTTTCACCCGGCTCCACCAAAACGGCTGACCAATTATTGTCTATAAGTAATTTTGAATTACTTAAGTCGATGCCATTATTGCTACCAATTTCGAGCAAATTACCCACATACCCATTGAAATAGTCGAGTACGAAAAGGTCTTCTTTATTTTGAGAATATGTATTCATTGTAAATCTGGTTAAATGTTTCCTCTTCTATAAATGGCTTATCAATAACCTTTCGCAATACAGCGGATACGTTCCACCCATCGGTTATATTTCCCATAGCTGGTTCTTGCTTATTCTCAAGTATTTCATATTCCATAAATGTACTAAGCATTACATAGAAATCGTTGGTAAAATAATGCTGCCCATGCCCCGGCCAATTACCTGTCATTGGATTTTCGTGGATCATTATCCCATCAATAACGCAGGCGTTGTGTATATTCTTGAATGGGATATACAGCGAACCGTCTATGTGCTCCAGTGTTCCTTCGTTGGTTACGATGTCAAACCCTCCGTATGGTTGCAGTTCACGCAAATCACCATACACGCACTTCTGGTGCTCAATTATATCAACCGAGATGTGTTCGATTGATATAGCTTCAAAGTAATCCTTAGCTATCCATCCATAATGTTCGATATCGTATAGGTTTTGTGCCCCTAATTCCAACATTTTCATGTGTGGTTTAAGGTAGCGGCTGATACGTTCGAGTGAAAGTGAGGTTATGCCCATATTTAGTCAGTTAAATCTTCCTTCATCTTATCGTAGTCATCGCCAATTTCTTTTAGTTTTTTAAAGGTATATGGCTCATCCTGTTCAGTAATCGACCCTCCTAAAGTGGCTACGTCCTTTACTATAGCTATTGGAGTTTCTATAACATCCAGTGCCAGTTTTGTTAATTGTCCAAAAAATCCCATAATTATATATTTTAAATTAGTCTACCCCTGCGCTTGTATTAAAATAGTTTCATTCTTCCTTTCACTACCCGGCGCCGCATACTCCAGCCACTCATCGCCCCGTTTAGCCAAGTGACCCAACCCCATCAGGTAAACCAGCGCACTTGAGTTACTCATATCGTGGCGGCTACCCTTGCACCGATCATCCGCACTGCATTCCCCATTCGTATTCGTCCAACTTCCCTTGAACATCCCGTCACGCATCGATTTCTCCCACGCGATAAAGAATGCCTGCGCTGCGGGATGCGTGAAGTCAAAACCCAGCATCCCCGCATTCCCTATCATACCAACCTTCATTGCTTCATCACGGCTGATACCCCAGTAATTTAACTGCGCATCAGTGCTCCAAGTCCCTAAGTAGTGGCCCGCTTCCTGGAATATAAAGCCGTCACGTTCAATTGACTCAAATATAGGGGATAAGTCGGCCACAGCGAAGCAACTCGAATCCAACCATAACACACTGGTGTAGCCAGCCTCAATAGCATGCTGTATGCATACCACTTTAAACCCGTATGGAACGTTGATGTGAAGCGGCGAACCTATACTCTCCTCTCCAATAAACCCCAAGAAGTCACCATCGAACCTGCCGACCAATGACTCCTCTAACCGTGCTAAATTCTCACGATATCTTCCGGTTCCATTTGCAAAACTTACAATCGCTCTATCCATTTGGGTTTGTCCACGCTTCGTTGCTTTCGGTCGAAGCCTCCGTTTTATCAATGTCAAAATTATATTTGAATAACACCTTGTCGATATGCACCTCCGTAATGGACTCTGTCAGGCATTGCTGTACGAAACTCCAATCCTCGGCGTAGCTTATATCTGCGAATTTAAATTTCCTGAACTTACCATTCCAAGCACAGTTTGGAAATGGCGGACGCCTGCAATCCAAATACCTTCCGTCCTGCGTATTATGCTCAACATCACTGCCCAACCGCTGCGTAACAATGTAGGTGCTCCCGTCAGCATTGCGGCACTCCGCCTTAAAATCTATCACATCAACATCAGAACCAGTAACCTCGTATATCTCCTGCAAAGATAGCAATTCGTCATCGTCATGCAGGAAACAGAAGTACTTGCCCCTACTTGCATTCATCAGGTGGTTGCACTTCTCGCCTATACTCATGATCTTGTTATCAGTAAGCATCAGTATCTCCACACTCATACCCGAAGACAGTTCAAGCAAACGTTCGTACAACGCAGCAGCCTGCACCAACCTTGAAGGGATTGACGGTATCAGTATCGATAACCTTATCTCACTTATATGAGCGAAAATCATAATAGTACATTTGTGGTTCAATCAATACTTCTGTTTTCAATAACGGCAACAGCCTGTGCGAGAAATCGGCATCCTCACCATGCGATATTTCCGGGAACCTTACCATAAGCGCCAGTTCCCTGCGCACCGGACTAATGTGGTTTGGCGTCCTGTATAACACACCATCCTTCTCAAACCAATGACCGTACTCTTTAGATATATACCACTTCCGAAAGTTCCAGCCATCAGTGCTTACCGTACCGTTGATGCCAATGCAGTCTGGTTTCGACCCGATAGAGGCAAGTATCTGCGCCACGTAATACTCAGGCACTTTATCATCATCATCAACGAAAACAACATACTCTCCCTTAGCCGCTTCAAGCAGGCTGTTACGCTTCTTGCCTATACAATCGATTTCATCCGAGTCCATCAGTATCTCAACGGCGTAGGTTTTCTGAGCTACTAAAGTAGCCAGTAGGGGTGCGAGTTGTTGTGCCCGTGATTTGGTTGTGGCAATCAGGATTGATAGCAACACTTCACACGAAGGGTGCCATTCCAAACTTTCGTATGAGTTTACCGGGTCAGCAATACCAAACCCTTCCACCAGCCTGCTTTCAAATAACAAACGTCCCTGTTCCTGTGTCAAATCATTCCGCTCGTTTATTTCATCCTTCTGCGTTTTTCCAGTTGTGTGGTGCAAATGCGGAAACTCCAGATTAGAATATATCAACCGCCCGGTCATATGCGCAACGGCGGTCAGGTCGGTGTCTGCGTACAAGTGCTTATAGCCTGGGTGGTAAATATATCCATACCGCTCATACCAAACCCGGTCAACAACCGGAAGTGTTACAAGGGTGGGCTGGATACCGTCACGGGTTTTTAGGACGAAGTCTGATTTGCCGGATAGTTCAGATAATAATCTTTCATCCCAACCATACTCACCGCAATCAAAATCATCACTAACAACGATTAGTATCTCTCCTGTAGCGTGTTTTGCAGCATTATTAATAGCCTCAATGGCTGATTTGTTTGGTAATCTTATAGCTGGCGTGTCTTTAGATATGGTTTCATCGTCAGTATCAACGCTCATTAGGTATTGGATATTTTCGGGGTATTTCGCCTTACAAATCCACCTTTTATTTGTAGCGAGCATTTGCTGTGGCCTGCCTCGGGATGGATGTATTATAGTTATGCTTTTCATTGACTTAGCCATTTCTGTATCTTCTCCGTATTATCCATCAACTCAGCCAGATTCTTATTCGGTAAGGTAGCGGCTATTTTAGCGGCTTCGAGGCGGGATGGTAGAACCAAAAATCCCTGTTCGTTAAAATCCTTCATAAGTTGTTCGGGTGATTTGCCAATCTTTACAAGATCGGTATACCTCAATATAGCGCCTGCCTTATCTTCTTTAGGATGAAGCGCGCATGTTTCTTTACATAGCAATATGTTAGGTGCTGTCAACTCAATACCCATATCCTGCATAATGCCCTCCAGTTCATTATCTATCAAAACACGTGTGCCACTTTCGTAAACCCTTACCAATCCCTTACTTGATTCTTCGAGTGTGAAGTTTTCTGTCATAATAATGTAAAAAATACCGGCAACCCAAAATGAGATATTAAGCGCAAACGAAATATTGGACAATCAGGGTGTACCGGTAAAATCTTTATGTTGGTCGTCCATTATCGTTTGCTCCCCAAGTATCGGAACAATATTTGGCTTTACCAAATTTGTGAATACTTTTTTCTCCGGCCCCACCGCAACGGGCACACGCACTGCCTGCACCCTACCCTTCACGCACGCAGCGGCTTCTTCTAAGAGGACTTTGTAGTTCATGGGTGTAAAGATACCACTTAGGTTGTAAAGTTGGCTTATTTTTGATTTTGGGTGTGTAGATGTGATATGGGTGCAGCCACCTATAGACGGGTGGGGTAGATCCGTGTGTGAAAAGTGCGTTTACTGAACCGGCGTACCCTCAAATATTTTCAAAAGCATTCCGGATAAAGGATGCTGTTGTGAGGCCGATAGGACATAGGGAAGCTATTCTAACAACTACTTGATAATTATAGTATTAATACATATATTGTGTTATGAATAGAATAACATCTTGTATCTACATGATACTGTTTGACAACAATATGTGTTATATTGGCAAATCAGATGCACCATATTTAAGATTTTATAAGCATATCTCATTACTAAAATCTAACAGGCATGGTAATAGAATAATGCAACAAGCTTATAATGAAGGTCACTTTAAATCTATTGATTTTGCTGTTGTTAGAGAGGTTGATAGAGATGTTGTAAGCGACTGGGAGAAGTTTTATATATTCCTTTATAACAAAACAGCCTATAATATTATGTGCAATAGGAATTATAAAAAGACTGGAAAATCTGAAAGATACATGAACAATAAAGTAGAATTAGTATAACTTTTTGGGAATAAGTATTATAGGCAATAATCAATCTCATAAGTTATCTTATGTATACTAAACTTTGTTTACATATACTAAACCCTCCTACCCTACCCATATTGTGAAAACTGTTTATATTTGGTAGCTATATGCCAGTCAACAACCAACTATTACACACTATTTGCCGCTCAAGGCTAATCGATAGGAACCTGATAGCTAAATATATCCCGCACAAAGCTAATAAGAGGCCGTCACGAGCATTAGATGTATTACTGATAGTCTACTGTCACCCAAACAAAACAATGTCTTATATCAAGGCTTTGCAGCATAATAAGAGCGATACAATATCAGATCATGTTAATAGCTTGGTTCAGCTTGGTTATTTAAGTAAGAAAAACCGGCAAAGATTTGTCCCGCAAATAAATTGCTGGAAGGGTGAATTTGTTTACAATGTCACAAAACACGGTCAAGACGTTCTAAACGCTGTTTTTGGATCAGTTGGAGAGGGGAAATACTGAGATAGATAACCGTTCGGTTACATAATATCCCTTATTAAGTATCATTTATTGTAGCCATTTGACTACCTATTGCACCGCGCGTACACGTGAGAGGGGAAAAGTGTGTAATTTTTTCTAACTGATAATCAACGTGTTATAAATAAATGTATATTTATTGTATATTTTATTTGTATATATCATATATCTACCTTATACTTGTATTGTCAAATGGATGACGAATTAAAAACTTAGCAGTTATGAAAGCCTTACCAATCCTAACCACAGTAAACTACAATTTAGCTAACGAATCATACAGCGCAACACGTCACGACATTAATACACGCATTACTTTCCGCGGCTCTCATTGCGGCTTGCATGGATGTCATATAAATACATTCAGCGATCCACTTTGGTACTTAGGATCATTCACTAAGGCTCAAAGGCTCGAAAACTACACCAATGGTATGTTAGAGCAACTTGAGCGCCCATTCCATTTTACAGATGAAGAATGGGCTCAATTTGAGCATGATTACGCATCTGAAATACATTCAGAGCGCTGTCTTGCACGCGAAATGGCAAACTATTAAGCAACTCTAAGTTCTGCTAAGTCTTAGCAGTCTGCCAGCGCATACCTCACAAGGGTTGCGCTTAAGGCAGTAAAAGACCACAACAAAATGACTAACAACGAAAAAGTACAAAAGAATATTCACCTCACAGACGAGGTAATATCAGGGCTAAAGGATTTATCTTTGAAAGAGGATAGAACATTGAAGGCCTTTATCGAACGTGAACTAATCGCAATGGCTGCAAAGGGTGTGAGCTACCTCGACCTTTACACCCAATACGAACGCACAGCACAAAAGTTGAGGGAGATATTAGAATGAGAATAATAGACAACACCCCAAACGGGATAGCAAAAGCTTCGATATTAAAATACCAAGAAGCAGACCGCAAGAGTAGGGTAATGATGCTGAAATTTGTAAATGAGCAACTAAATTTCTTTTTTCAGTATAATGACGATCAAGTGAAAGCGGCTCATATATTCTTAAAACTAACTAACCACATTTAAAAACATACGAAGATGAAAACAGATTACAACGGGTGGAAAAACCGCCAGACATGGAACGTAGCTTTACACATTGGTAATGATTATAGCCTATACAAATCAGCAGTTGAGTTTGTAAAGAATATCGGCGATCAAAACCATAACAAGCTATATATGAAGTTTGTTAAACATATCGGCTTGCGTGGCGAACGCACACCTGATAATATTGCATACGATGGCAGCCGCTTAGACTACAAGGCACTGAATGAATTTATGCGTGACATTATTAACTAACCCCATCACAACCAAATAAAAGAGAGATTATGAAAAAGTACATCATCGCACAAGACAAACAGGGTAAGTTTATTGTATTCGCTACCATATCAGACCTTAGGGATGAACTGGACAATATTAAATCATGGTTAAGTATCAGGGCTGACTCGATAGAAGAGGCGATAGATAGGTTTCCAGAAATTGAGGCTAAGTATGATAAGATCAATAAGGCGGACAGCCTGAAACATATCATAGACCTGTCTTAACCACCGCAGAGTCAGTTAATAAATTATGTAAATAAGAGGAGAAAATGAAAATAAAAAAATCACTATGGCAGCACGAAATGGAGTTAGAAACGCTCATTATTGTATATAAAAAAATGATAGAATGCCGGGATGATAAGGAAACGATAGAGAGGCAATGGCAGAAGATTTTAGATAAACATGAATTTATAAACTTAACTTACACAGCATAATGAACACACTAACAACACTACAGATCGACCTGCCAACTTTCTTACTAAGCATGGCACTGATCCAGGCACTCGCACACATCCTCCCCCTTGTTGACTGGAAAGAAGAAACGAGGGATTTGAGGGAATTGTTTACCACAAAATCAATTGAGAAGATATGAAAACCAACGAACTACAAAAACTAAAAGAGCGCCAACTTGCCTACAATGCCAAGTGGAGCGAGGGTAAAAAACTATTAAGGATGTATAACTGTCCTTCATGTAACAAGCCTAACCAAACTCCAATGCCAACACGAAAAGATGTGTCAGGTAAGGGATATTGGGACAGCTTAACCACTTGTTACGAGTGTGGCGACTGCTACTTTGTGATAAAGTATCCGAAGTCATTAATGTTACCTCATGGTAAAATACTGATCAGAACTATAGATGGAGTAGATCACGATGCCGACATTCAGGCAGAGAGCCAACCTAAATCGAATATCGATAAACTTGTAGATTTGCTATGAAAACATATCAAGCACCTCCGGTCAACAAACCTACACGAAAAGAAATCAAATTCTGGCAGGCACAAGACAAATACGGTTGTGCCATTGAGAATAATAATTCAATAGCCATTCTCCGGGCTAAGTACGGAGCAAGTGTAATTTATAAAGCTATAAGATGAAAACAGACCACACAGAAGCGAAACCATTTATGGAAGCTATGAGTAAATCAGCCGATGCTGACAAGGTAGTGAAGTTATTTCAAGAATTGTGGAATGATTCTGCTAATAATATGTACAATATAAGTAAATGGCAAGAAACATTTGTACTACTTTTAAATGTAGCAAAACCTACGAGACTTTAGCCATCCGCTAACATTTAACGCAAAAAAGGAAAGATTATGAAAAAGCTAATTAAGGATATGTCAGACGAGGAAGTCATGGACGTATATAAAACAAGGTCTGTAGCCGCCCAAAAAGATATACTATACTTAGCATTGATTATAATAGTCGGCACCAACAAGACTCGTAATGAAGCTATAATTGAATCGGTAAAACATCTTTATATAGACTAACCATGCCAACCAACCCAAATGAGCCGGTAAGCCCGGTGACAATAGATGTGAAGCTGACTATAAAAGAGGCGAAACGTATTGAAATGGCATTACGTGCTTTACCATACCCCATGTACGAAGAGCGGGTATTCAATAATATGCTGGCTGACAAGTTAGACGCCCTAATCAACGCACTTAATGAGAAAACGAAATGATAAACTGGACAGATTCAGCAGAAATACCCAAGCCTGCTACAGACGACAAATGGAGTCACGACAATGATCTAAGCAACCGGGTATTGGTGGCAAGTTATAATGGAAGGGATGGCGAGATTCAACCTGCAAGGTTTGCCCGGTATCACTTTAGGTTAAATTGGTGGAATATTGAAGGTATAACCGGAGGTAATTATATTGTTACGCATTATTCAGAGATTAATATGCCGGATAACGCACTTAATCAGAAAGAGGGATGAAAAAACTAATCATAAACAATTGCAACCAATGCCCCCACTTCAAGGTGAGTGAGATACATGGCATAGATGACTCATATAGGGCAACCTGTAACCATCCTGATATTGACAGTGTAGATTGGTCAGTCAAGCGTGGCAGAGACGCTTACATACCTTTATTCTGTCCATTGCCGGAGAATGTGGAACTTGACGAGTTTTTTAACCCTTAACCCCAAACAAGATGCAGAAAAGTAAAACCCATACAATCGTAGACAAGGCGCGTGCCAACATGCCAAGCCATCCTGTGGTCCGTATACATTCAGTATTCACAGGATACGTATATTACGATGTTAGTACCAATAAGAAGCATTGCCGAAATCCTATACATAGTGGAGTTACGGATTATAACAATCGGTATCTTGGAAGATACAGCGACCTTACAAATAGATACCTTGATTTTTAACCCCTACTAAATAAAGAGAGGAAGATACGCAGAGGGTGGTGGAATTGGTAGACACACCCTGCAAGGTGAGGGAGGGTTCGATCCCCTCTGAAAAAACTGGGTGCACTCTTTGAAGGTTCGAGCCCTGCCCCTCTACCCCGCCAGTCCCCTAACAAGACTGGCTTTTTTAAAAACTAATAATATGAAAGTACGAATAACCCAATCAAGTAAACCATCATACTGGTACGCTGATAAAGTAGGACAAGAGTTCTACGTAACAGACCATGACCATAGAAGCTACAAGGTTACACCCGGTGGTCACTACATCCGCATGGTTGACTGTGATATACTAAGCCATACCGAATTCGGCGATTCATATTGTGTTATACCTGCCAGCATCACCTACTTACTCAACAGGTTATTTAATGTGCTTGGTGGGTGACTGGCTTTTTTGTTTCAGGGAAGTTTTGTATATTTACCTCAATCCTATACGGCCAGCTATGTTTCGCAACTTCCTGATTGCCGTATCGCCAGAACGCTCAGGCTTAATGCCCTCGCTTCGGAAACCCGTTCAGAAATGTCCGGGTTTTTTTTGTGGGGTAGGTATAGGGGGAGAAATGGGATTATTAACGTGGAATATCATCGAATTTGACAAAATATATTATCCCTGTATTTAAAAGCGTACTTAAATTTAATTAGTAAATAGTAGATTAAAAAGGTGCATCTGGACTATCAAATTTAACATTCGGCTCAAGCTTAATATCCGGGTGAGGAGCAGCTTGTTTTTTGGGCTTTTTAGCACCCCTTACAGCATTATCGAACTCTTTATATTCCCAGTCCCTGAACTTCATAAATGCCCCATTAAACTCAAGCTTAACCGTATCGCAAATGCCATTACGGTTCTTTGCAAATATTATCTCTGTTAAGCCCTGTGTTGGAAGGTTATCCTCATTATGGGTTATACCATAGTATTCAGGCCGATAAAGGAAAATAACCTGATCTGCATCCTGTTCAATAGCACCAGACTCACGTATATGCGAAAGATTTGGCCTTTTTGTTGGCGTTTTTTCAACCTCACGGTTTAATTGAGATAGAGCTATTACAGGTATATCCAATTCTTTTGCAATTGCCTTTAACGCCTGACTAATACTGCTTACCTCTTGCTCTCTTATACCGTTCTTTGAGCTGGTTCCCTTCATTAATTGCAAATAGTCAATTACTATCAATCCGATATTATGCTGTTGTTTGAGCCTTCTTGCCTTTGAGCGAGCCTCAATAATACTCAACGATGGTGTGTCATCAATAAATATTTTATTCGTTTGTAGTAGCTTATTTGAAGCTGATTCAATTCTTTCAGCATCATAGGGTGTTAATCGTCTTTTTACAAGGTCATCCATAAATATATTAGACTCAGAAGATATTAATCGTTCAGATAACTGAACCTTTGACATTTCAAGACTGAATATTAGAACCGGGCAGTCGAAATCTATAGCTGCATTTCTTGCTAACTGTAACGCAAACGCTGTTTTACCCATTGAAGGCCGGGCAGCTATAATTATCAATTCGGACTTTCGCCATCCATTTGTTAAATTGTCGACGGCCAAATATCCGCTACCAACCCCCACCAATCCTGTTATCTCCGGCTGCTTTAATTCAATAAGCTTTTGTGCTATCAACGTTGAATTATCAACAGCAGAATTACTTCTTTTATCGCTGATAACAGAAAATAAAGCGGCTTGATTTTTTTCAATTATATCAAAAGCATCCGAAGTGTCGTCATAGGCCTCGTTTATAGTTTCAGTACAAATCCTGATTGCCTCCCGTTGCATAAACTTTTCAACTATAATTGCCGAGTGGTATTCAATATTAGCGGAAGAGGTAACCCTGTTTGTTAATTCGGTAATATAATAAGCATCGCCAATCATTTCCAATTCTCCCTGTTTTCTTAATTGGGAAGTCACGGTTAAAATATCAACAGGTTTATTTTTTGAAAAAAGATTAATTATGGATGAGTATATTTTTTGGTGGCTGTCTTTGTAAAACATTTCTGGCTTTAATCGCTCTACAACCTCAATCAATGCATTCTTTTCAAGAAGCAATGCGCCTAATACAGCTTCTTCCAAGTCAGTTGCCTGCGGTGGTAATTTACCTAAGCCTGAATACGGCGTTGGATTTGTAATCCTTGTTCGCAATGGTTTACTGTAAACATCTTCGTTTTCTAATATCATTTCCAAGCCTCCGCATTTTTTCTATGGTCTATAACAGGCTTCAATGGATGTACCGAAGCATCTATATTTTTATTCTCATCTTTAAACCAAACACTTACCATTTTTTGCTTCCAGCTTTTAACCTCTTTTCCCCGGCTATCATGCCAGTTAGCAGAGTCGTAATAATTAAATGCCGTTATGGCTGTTTTTTCAGAATATCCTTTTTCATTAAAATATGCTTTCACCTCAATCAAAGAAGGGGGGATGAATATATTTTCCTTTCCTTTTATTTTATTTCCTTTCTTTTCCTTTATAGCATTGCCTTCGGATTGCGATTGCAATGCGTTCGCATGTTTTTCCCATCTGTTTTTGGCTGATTGTTGCGCTTTTTTTGACTTTTCATTCCTTAAATCAATTCTGTTTAGTACGCTTTTTGACCAAAATCTAACCCCGTCATTATCGAATAATTTGTAATCTTTTATCACATTTTCTATGCGTTCGCATTGCGTTCGCAATTCATCCGCAATGCAGTCGCATTCCTCCAATGGCAAAAAACCGCCTTCTTCATACAGCATTTCAATTAAACACCAATATATTCCTATTGATTCAACACCGCTTTTTGCAAGCATCCTTATCATTTTTTTATCACTTCTTGCATGATAATCATGCGAAAAATAGTAGGTATCTTTTGCCATTATTTATCTTAGTTTTCAGTTATATAATCAACAGTAAGCAGCTTATTAATTTTAAGGGACTCGTTTATAAATTTTACCACATCAATATATAAATTCATTTGGTCATTATTGATGTCATATTTTGAAGTTTTACACTCATAAATGCAGATGGTTTCATCGTTACTGCATAGAATATCTATAAAACAGCAACGCTCCTTGTCACCGGTGTATTTATACTTAACCGGGAATTGGTAAATTACATTAGGCCATTGGTTTCTTAAAAACTCAACCTGTCTTAATTCAAACTCTTTAGCCGATTTGTTGATATTAGTATAGCGATCTATTAGTATTTTAGAAGATATGCCAATGTGTTTATATTGTAAATCCTCCAGTCCATTTTCTTCATAGAATAGCAAAAGGTATTTCGTATGGAGTTTGCCTTTAAGCCCGAGGTTAGAAATAATAACACCAAGCCAGTTTTTAAAAATATCCTTATAATCCTCCCCCGGTTCATAGTTCCATGCTTTGTGTCTTTTTGTTTCGTCAAGATAATCGGGGCACCCAAGAAATTGCTGCCCGTTATACCTATTGGTAAATAGTTTTAATTTCAATCCGCACTCACACAATTGATTGGTATAGCAATTCCTTGCTATTTTTATATGGGCAGCGTATTTATCCATCTCTAACCCGGAATTATAAGCAAACAAATGATATTCATTAATCAGTTGGCCAGCATATTTTTCAAGTGTATCTTGGGCTAATTTTATCTTTTCATCCTGTTTTTGCCTGATAAAAGAGTAGAAGTTATCAACTTCTGCCTTAGTCATCTTACGTGCATATTCAAGTATATTTTCAGCCATTGTGTGTTTTTTTAAATACCGTACAGAGCCAAAAAATTAAGCAGGTATCATCTTTAGGAAATCCTTTAACATACGTTCCTTTTCGTCTGGTATTATTCGCTCACCCCTTAGTGCCATACTAAGCTGGTTTGGATGAACACCAATTTTACCGGCTAAAAACTTAACCTTAAAGCCCGATTCTCTTACCATCTTTACAGTTGACTCATTCATTGCTTAAATATACTAATTTTCGTTTTTATTTAAACACAAATATAGTTTTATTTTTCATATAATATTCGATTTACCAAGGCATTGCACTCACCTTTATTAGATGGAAGCTCGATTATTGGCTGGCAATCTTCGATATGTTTCAGATGGCTCTTTAACATTTTATGCTTTATCTTCCCATCGTAGGTTTGCCAGCCCTTTGTATCGATCAATATATTACTTACAGGCAGGTAGAAATCTATTATTATCTTAATAGCTCGTATTGATGCCCCATTATACTTAAATGGCTTTTGTAATATATATTCCTTCTGATGCTCAAATTTAATTCCTGAATTATGTAATAATGCATACATATATTGCTCCAGCTTGCTATCGAACAGTATCCCATAGGCCTCGATTTTAGTAGCGTTCATTATCTTTGCATTGGGTTCTATTTTTTTTACAGAGCCTTTTTGCACAAGTGTTTTTACCGGAACAAACGAGCCGCCATCTTTTTGAACCAAACCCTTCTTTTTTAAATCCTCTGCCGTCCAGTTCATGATCAATCCAATTGATACCACATAACACAATCAATACCTTGTTTCTTTAATGATTTAAAAGCGGACTCCATCACGGCGCTCCTTAAATCTGCCTGCCCACCGGTTTCTATATGAAGAAACCTGTATCCAGAAAAGTACCCTGACAACCTTTCGCTTATGCCGACACCACACTTCTTAGAAAGCTCGTCAATGTCGCCTTTTCTCCACCCTTTGAGAGATATACAAACAGTATCTAAGTTGCAACTCCCGCGATCAACCGTTGACTTTACTGATTCTGATTCTTTTTTAGCTATAATTATAGCTTCTGCGACTCTTTCAATTTCTCTCTTTTCCATAAAAACAACAAACCCCATCAAATTCCAGCGGTCAGACTTTCATTCAACAGGGCGTTTTTAATTCCTTTTAATAACATTCTGACCAATGTTTTTGTTATTGTAAATATACGAATTTTATACATTATAGCGCTCCTTAATTGCCAAAATAGTTTCAGGTGAGCATTTTACCTTTCCGCTATACCAAAGTCGGTCACGTTCCTTCCAGTATTCCTCAATTAGCCCCGGTATATATACCTTCGGCTTACTATACCTCTTCTTCTCAGGAACGTAATCTTCACGGTTTGTAGCCTTTATTAGTTTGGGCATTATAACAACTTCTCCAGATTAATAATATCCTCCCTGAATTTCTTCTCGGCATAGTAATGATCTTGAACAGCGGCACAAGCGTATATCACGGTGCTATGGTCAATATGGAAAAATGCGCCAATTGTCTTTAATGGCAACTTTAATTGCTTCCTTATGAAATACATTGATATTTGCCTTACATGAACCAATTGAGCGAAACGCCTTGAGCCTAAAACCGATTCAATATCCTGTTCAAAATAATCGCATACAATTTTAGTAATATATGGCATCTTCTGGTTGTTGGTAAGCATTTTCCCAACCCTGTAGTTTTTTTGAACGTACACAGGTAAACCTACGTAATGTTGTGGTGTCATAATGAGCCCCGCTGCCTTATCCAAAAGTTCCACGACGTAGACTTATCAATATCCTTCTCCTGCACCACCAGATCGGGCTTATTACGATTCAGGTAATTCAGCGTGTATTTAGTCCCGTCTATCAGCGCCACGATCAGTTTGCTGCCATCCGACTGAACAAGAAACTTCGTACCGACCGGATACTTCACGCTACTGGCAGGTTTCGGTGGCGCTTTCTTGAGTCGAATTTCCGGGTCGAATACCTTTGTGCGGCTACCATCCGGTATGCAGGATTGGATATGAAAACCGTTGTTGGTGAAGTGTTGCACCATGAGCATCTGCGCAGCCTGTTCCAACTCCGGTTCAGGCACACTGATATAGCGTTCAGGGATGTTCACAGCGTAGGGGATTTGCTTTGCCGCATTCTCCCAATACGCGCTACCATGTGAGCAGCCAGACTTTGTATCCGTTTTCTTCTTCTTGATTGACATTGATTCCATTGTTTTGAAGCATGGTTATTGTTTTCGGTTCGATTTGTATGCGCCGGTACTCAAACTTGTTGTTCTGGGCGCAATTCATCAGTTGTTTTCGTATAGCACGATATTCCACCGTGTCGGATCGTTCGTGCAAGATGGTTGATAGTAGTTTTTTCATGTGATTGGTTAATTTATCCCCCGCACGGGATTGAGTGGTGCGGGGGAGGGTGGGTTAAAAGGGCAATTCATCACTACTATCCGGCAATTGCTCAACGTCAGGTTTCTTTGTAGCGGTTGCGCCGCCAAACACGTACTCCTTACCAGAACCAACATAAACCTTTGGTTCTTTAGCCTCACGCTGTTCTTTGGTCTGATTGATATACAACGTATGCGTATTGCCATACTGATCCGGTTCTTTGCGCTGGTCAACCACTATTTTAGCGTACCATTTTTTGTTCTTGTCTGATTGTTTGCGTGCATCCGCCGGGATGTCGCTGAGATTAAGGTCAATTACTATCATGCTGTTAATTTATTTAATGTTTCTATGAAAATTTGATTTGCTTTAATTAATTTGTTTTTTAGTGCCGCTATTTGCTCTTGATAATCGGCTGCATATAAGCGCTTGTAAACGATTTGCAATTTTCCGGGATAGGCAGGATGGTATGACACGAAATCGATCCACTTTCGCCCCGTAATGAGTAAATAGCCCAAGCATTGATAGTAATATTCTTTCTTGCCAACATCAATCAGGTTTTCGAGTTTGTGTTCCAAATGTGAAGTTATGGTATAGGGGCATTTTATCTCTATCAACCCATCGATACCAACAAGTCCATCCGGGCTGCCGCCTGCGTTTTCTCCGTATTCAATATACGCAGAATCTTCGATTTTACAAGCGAATACCTCGTTGTAAATAGCCTTAGCGATTGGCTCGTTGTCGATGCCGTGTTCCGTGTATTTCGAGGTAAACTCATCTTTTGCACGCTGACCGGTTATGCGTTCTGCCAAACACTCGTAAACATAAGTCATTGCGCCGTCGGAAAGATTACCGGCCTCTTTATCTGCTTTTAATTTTGGTTCGGTCATCAGCCTGTAGAATTGACTGCATGAGAACCTGCCAAGTCTGTTCGCATACCATTCAGGCGTGCGCTGACTTTCGTTGAGTATTCCGTTAATTTGTTGCATTTTCAAGGGATTTTTTAATTTCATCCAAAGGAACTTCTTTCGAATAGGCAGGTATAAACTCAACCTCGTCATTGCCACCGCCAAATAGCTTGCCCAATTTTTGGGCAGCGTTCTTGAGCGCAAAGCTGTCTGCCGCTGGGGCGTTCTTTTGTATAGCATCCCCTATGATCTGGCTAAAGTCAGTAGGGTTACTGCCTGACTTTAATTGGATAGGCACAGCGCCCACGCCATCGAGGTTCCGTGTGCGCCCCGTTACCGGGTTGACTACAGATAGTGTACCGTAAACCAATATTGAATTGGCTACAACCTTAACATCTTTTATAGTCCAGTCATAATCCTGAAAAATGGTGATGAGGTTGTTTTTTACCCGGTCTACCGGCAGGTATTTCATGCCCTTGTATTCCTTTAACCAATTGGCAGGAGGGGTAGTGTTTAGTAGCGTATTCAGGTTGTCTACCTGAACCGCTAATCCTAAATCTTTTGTTAATGTACTGATTTGAACTTTCTGTGGTGATTTCGTTACCGCTGTGCTCTTTTTCGTTTCCATATTATTTACTTTGGTTTTTAGTGTTTAGTAACGGGTCGCGCCTCGTTCATACTTGGTGAGCGAAGTCAGCCATTTAACGCCGGGATTCCTGAAATCAATCAGGTGCTTTTTGTCCTCGTCAAATTTGGGAGGGTTCCGGGTTATCTTTTCACGCCCGATTGTTTGGGCGATTATGGCGGGGTCGGTGCGGTAATTAATTGTTTTCATATTTCTATTTTATTTGGTTTCATATCCTAATATCTCTTTTTAGTTATAGAAAAGTCAATGCCATTAAACCTGAGACCAAGTGCCCAGCTACTTGTAAATTTAGCATCGATTCTGTTTTTCCATTCATCTTCGAGCATTTCGAAATCTTCATAGCCCAATTCTAAATGAATCAATGCATTTTCAACCCTTAGCCCATTGCAATCAATTTCAGACAATATGCATGATAACTGTTCAATTCTTTCTATCTGTGTCATTTCTCATATCCTAAAAGTCCATGTACTTCAACAATTAAAAGTTCCTGATTCAACGCCTCAATGACCCGCTCACAAGCCGCATAATCGCCACGATCCAATACAGCCTGAACCAATTCCTGTTCGGTTTCGGCAATCGTCAGCAGCAGGAAGTTGCGCTCGTCCTGTAGGGTTATGGGTGGTTTTGGACGGTTCATGATTGATGATAGTAATAAATTAAAAAGTATCCTTCGCCAACGTTCATGAATAGAACGGATACGACTTCTATGTTTCTTTGCGAATTGACCCATATGTTGACAGCGTTATAATTTTGACTCGTTACAGCATGGTTCATAAAAAGACGATCTGACTTTTTCATACCTTTTTCCAATTATTTTGCGCGTACTGAGCAAACCGACCAAAATTCTCATTAACAACCAATAGTTTCTCTTTCCACGGCGCATCGTTATCGCCGCCGTATTGGTTAAAGAATGAGTTGATTATTATGGTTTGCATATCGTTATTGCCTTTGTATATATCGTTTATGTGCAGGTAGTTCTTTAGTTTCCATTCCAGTCCACTTGCGCCGGGTAGTATCAAACGGGGCTTGTTTTTATTTTTGTTTTTACGGCTCATGCTTCCTCCTTCACTACCAACCCTAACTCCTTAACCACACTCTCCACAGGCAGAACGCCATATTCGTCATAAACCAGTTGCAGTAACTTCGCAGCAGGCAATGGTGGCAATTCAAGTCGCTCACGTGCCGTTATGCACCCCACCATATAGGCAAAGGCTTCGGCGTAGTTGTTAGTTGTTTTCATATGTTTAATGCTTTGTTGATGGCTTGTCTCGCTATGTCTACATTCCAAGTTAATAATTGACCGTGTTCATCGTAATGATTCATAAGGTTTTGCAGGGACTCTAATAAGTCAGGTGCTGCGGCAATTAATCGAGCGTTTGAATGCTCTTCAACGCAGCAGCATGTTTCGACACCACAATCATCATCACTAATGTTGCCGACAAAAAGTACCCTTTCAACAACACGCTCACCAAATTTCTTAGGTATAACGGCGGTGATTTGCCCTTTATGGGTTGTCCTTTTAATCCATGGGCCGGGAGTCCCCTTAAATTGATTTGGAATTGCTGTACTCATATATGAACATTATTTAATATATCACCTAAAAAATTACTGAACTCTTGTAGTAGCTTATTTTCACCACCACCATAATAATAGCCATAATCAAAATTATATCGCTGGCCACCATCTATGATATAAAACTCAAAACACTGGCAACCCATATCGGATTTATATGATTTATAATCATGGACTGACACGTTAGCCCGTTTTGCCATTTGTAGTATTTTTCTTTTCATAAAATATCGCTTTCTATATCCCATCTCATAAGAGGACGATTTTCATCTTCATACTCCAATCCGAAGCTGTCAATTTCGCGGTGGTCGTCTTCTTCCCAACCACGGTTTCTGTTTTGGTATGCGTCAATTTCCGCGAGCTCAAATGGCGTAAATTCCAGCACCGATTTCGCCCTCGTTTGGGTGCGTTCGGTTGGTTTTAGTTCGGTTAGTTGTTTCATGACACAACCTCCAATGTTTTCGATTTGTGGATGTCGTCGATGTTGATGAAAGCCACAAGTTCGTCGGGTAAATCAATTTCAAAGGAGTATTCAGGCAGTAGTATCCGCTTTTCAGGCTTAGATAACAAACTGTCAAATGTCTGTATAAAAAAGGTCGTATCATCCGAAATGTGCATTATACCAAAATTATCCGACAACCCATTTGGCCTTATGGCGTGATATCCGACATGGGCATCGGGAAATATATCTCTTATAGCTAAGGCTATAGCGCAATTCTCCCCCGTAGCACCAATGGCGCGAATAGTTCCGCACCACATACTCCTGCGCAGAACATCTTTAGTAACTGTAATCTTAATTTTCATATCCTTTCCTTATTTGGTATAAGCAAACCTACAAAGTATAATTGGGATGTGCAAATTTATTTTTATTTTTATTTTCAGATTTATTTGCAAATATAAAAAATAGTTCCGATACTTGTAATGTAATAAAATATGAGGGTAGACAAAAAATGGAATAAAGTCGCCAGTTAATATAAGGTTAACGAAAACATGTAAGTAGTTAATTGATAAATAACCGGAGAGGCAATAATCGAATTAAAGCAAAGTACACGCATTGATTTGTAGCCAATGCAGGTTCGAATCCTGCCCCTTATGCGAACTGGCAATCTTGCCGGTTTAATTGTGATAAGGTTTAGGAAAGGACGGCGATACGCAAGGTTGATCCGTCCTTAATTAAGAAAACAAAAAGAACAAAATGATAAAATTAAACGAAGCGGCAAAAGAAAAGATTAAGAGCGACAGGCAGTTGTTTATAGAGGTTCAAAAGACCTTGAATGTAACTGAAAATAGCCTTTATAGATTCATTAAAAATGATAGCAATAGGCTGACGGAAATAGATTGCCTTAATACTATTGTTGAATTTACCGGCATGCCTTTATCTGCATTTGTTGATGGTAAAATAAGCAAACTAATTTGCAAACAATCATGAAAAAATTCTACCACTCCCTCTTCGCCAACAATAACCCAATCATCATATTGGCGATTGTAGCGATCGTACCGCTCTGTGCTGTCATTAAGACACAGAACCGGATACATGAGCAGGATTTGTTAAGGATCGATTCGTTGGGTTCGATACACATCTCACCGCCCCATATCGATACGTTGAGTTGGTTGAGCGGGGGAGGGGAGATAAAGAGATGAAAATAAAAATAAAAATAAATTACAGAAGGGATACGTATCATTTCTACACGTGGATATATAAAGGACAGCGCAATTTGGATGTATCGTTCCTTTTTAAAACTTATAAAGGTGTCTTGTCTGATGACTTTAAACGGATCGTATTAACAGAACCTATCATAATCGATGGGATTATGAATGATAAACCAAGGGTATTAAAACACTTGACAATTAATAAATGGGATGTTAAAGAGGTTGAACGGGAGTATTTAGGCATTTAAACCCCCTACCATCCTGACACCCTAAAACGGTTCAGGAGTTGGCGGTAAAAAATAGTAAAGAGTTATGAGAAGTTTAGAGTATTTAATCCAATTATTCCCAGATAAAACGGGTACGGAGCTAATGAAAATTCAGGCAGATGATAAAAAATTGGATGCCGAAGAGTTTGAAAACAGAAATAGGGCGAAGCTTGACCTGATCAATGACATTAATACCAATGGTGGTTTTTACAGAGGTCGCTTTGGCATGGATCAGCGGTTTTATTACTCTTTTAAAAACTTACAACTAATGAGTACTGCCATTTATTGTGACGTTACCACATTAGTTACTTTTTATCAGGACAACGGCACTATTCATATAGAATACCGTGAAGAAACATTTAAGGCATTTGAAAATTACGGTGTGGAAATATACGAGAAGATAACCAAGTCTGATTTTGATAAAGCCTACGAACTTTTGCAAGGGTTCAAAAATCAACTATGGAAAGATTAATTAAGGTTTTTTGGCGGTAAAGGAGAAAAAAGAAGATTATGGCAACAAGAGTAGATTTTTATGTAATGAGCCCGGATGGTGAATTGCAATTTATAGGGAATACCGTTAATGAGTATTACGGTGATTTTGAAAAAGCGACCAACGTTAAGGATTACCTTAAAAGTGTTCGTGAACTTTTAGCTATAAATAGTTCGATTGAGGGCAAGTGGTATTGGCCGTGGAAAACATCTAATATATCTGATGAGGTTTTTGTATTCAAACAAACTCCTACCTTTTTCAATAAGAACAAGGGCAAACTATTGTCTAAGGTTTATGTAAATGGTGAAGATAGGGACGAGAATTACCTATGGTTTGCCGATTACGATAAAAGGTATGATGAGAAATATATGGACAATGACGAACGGGGATGGTATAAAAAAGAGTTCGCAACCAAGATAAAACTTTTGAGATTTGATTAACCACCCCCACAAATCAACCAGGTGGTGGAAAAGTAAAATAAAGAGAAGAGAATATGGAAAACAACAAAGATATTGTTTACGGCCCCGGCGATAATGATTACGGCAGGCGAAGCAAACCGGCACTCCGGCCATTTAATGAAATGAACTTTACGGAGTTTCAGGTACAATTAAGATGCTGTCTGATTATTAAAGACGGATTTGATAACGAGTGGATGCATGATTTTTATTCTGACTTCATCGAAGATTATAGAGTTGGCAGATATGATACTGTTAAAGAATGGGCTGAATTTTTCTTTCAGGAAGTTACCCTTGACACGCATTCATATTGCCTAGTCACAAATATTTAACCAACCCCCGCCCATTTGATAGGTGGTAAAAAATAAGAGTATGGAAAATAATCAAAATTCAATAATTAGTGGGAATCTAAAGGGCGTTGTATGGTATTGGAGTCCGTGTTATTCAAATTATTTTAAGGATACAATTGATAGTTACGATGAAGAGTTAGATATGTATTACTTGAAAAATGCAGGTGATTTCTTCCAGTATAATCAACTGTTTAAAACAAAACGTGAAGCAGCACTTGATGCGTTCCCGCCCCTAACCCCCTCCCCCGGTAAACCACGATAATAAAAAGAGATAGTATGCCAACTAAAAAACAATTGAATCTTATGATGGAATCAGACTTAGAGTTCGGTTACCCAAATGACAGAGGGTCAGAACATACCCCAATAGGAGAACGCGCCCAAACCGGTGTCCCCGAATGGCTTCGTCGCCAACGAGAAAGCCCGCAAGGTGAGGTTATAGGTAAAATAGTCCTCGATGAAGAAACCGGGGAAATGAGAATTAAACCTATAGACGACACTCGCCCCCATCCAAAGGGGAACACCTAAAAATTGAAATAGAATGAAAAATAGCGAATTAAACAAGCAGTTAGGTATTGGCCCCGGTGGAATTAACTGTGGTTGCTGTATTGATTATCCTAAAAAGCGTCAGAACCATAAAAAATTATATCGCAGGCTTAAGCGCAAGATTTTAAAAGTTTTGGCCCAAAAGGAAATTAAACACCCCCTATAACTCCAGGTAGTTAACAGGTAGAAAATTAAAAGGAGGAAAGATGAAAAATAGTATACCTAATCTTAAAGAAAAGATCGAGGAGAATTTGAAAGAGCTTCGATATGGTGACAATATTACCGAACTAGTGTGTGTGCTTCAAAACCCCTTAGGCGGTAAAATTCAGGTTCAATTAACCCTGATAAAGGTTAACGAAGATGATGAGTTTCAGGAAGCAATAGATGAGCACCCAAATACGCCTATTTTAAAAATTAACGGCGGCAAGGTTTTAACCTCTAACCAACCACCTAATTAGATGCGCACGTACAAAAGAAAATTGATCCTAACGGAAGCCCAAGAAAAAAGACTCAGGGCATGGATTGATACGTGCAGGTGCGTTTATAATTTAGCTTTAGAAGTCAGGATAGAGTCGTATAAGAAATGCCAAAGGTCGGTACATAGGTACGATCTTATAAACCAGTTGCCGGAATTGAGAAAGGAGTACCCGTGGATAAATGATGTTAATTCTGATTGCCTTAGCAGGGTTATAAACAGGCTTTACATTTCATACAATAGATATTTCAAGAATGGGGCAAGCTTCCCAAAGTTTGCATCAAAAAGGAAATTTAAATCAATTCTATTCAGGCATGCATTATCCATAAAAAATAATATCATTAAATTACCCACAATTGGTAATTTAAAAATGGTTAAGGATGCTCCGATTTTAGGAACACCCAAAACGATAATAGTAAAAATTGAACCAACTGGGCTGTTTGCATGTATCCAATGCGATAGTGCCCTCTCCAAATTCACCAGTGAGAACCAATCTGTTGGACTGGACATGGGGATAAGCAAATTCTGTACAGATAGCAATGGTAAGTTTATTGAAAACCCTAAACATTTTAAAAAGTATGAACGCAGACTGAGAATTGAAAACAGATCACTCGCCCGTAAAAAGAAAGGCAGCAACTCATGGAAAAAGCAATGCAAGAAATTGGCGTTGCTTCATTATAAGATTGGGAATGTTCGCAGGGATTTCCTGCATAAAGAAAGCACTTGTATAGCCAAATCCAATAGGGTGGTTTACCTTGAGAGTTTGAACGTTAAAGGCATGTCTAAAAATAAAAACCTATCAAAGCATATATTAGATTGCGGGTGGGGAGCATTCAGAGCAATATTAAGCTATAAGACGAATGTGGTAGCAGTCAGTCCAGCCTATACATCTCAAGGCTGCTTTGAATGCGGTGTGGTAGATAAGAAAAGCAGAATCAGCCAAAGTGAATTCGTTTGCACGTCTTGCGGGCATGTGTCCCATGCTGACGTAAACGCAGCGAAAAATATTAAACGACAAGGCATGTTGCTAGATCGTCAACGTGAAGCGTTAGCTTGTGCGTAGGTCTTTAAATCCAAAAAATACAGGATATGCCGGAATTAGAAAATAACATGGAAAATAAATATAAATCACTGATTTTAAAATACGAGAGAAAGGTAGAGGAGTTAACCCGTTGGGCTAAAAATAACCCAGAAACAACCAAGCACCTCTTTATCGTTCAAATCGATTTATGTAATGAATTCTTAAAAGACCTCAAAGGAGAAACCATGATTAAAATAAGGTCAAAAAGAAGGCCAAATACAAACAAAAAGCGTCCAGCAAGGCGTTTTAAATAACCCCTTGAACTTTCAAACAAATAAAGCAGATGAAAAGCCCACAGGAAGAATTTGAAGAGATATTGAAAAAGTTTATAATAAACGATTATACCCGGGATAACTTCAATATTGAAAAATCTATTTACGCATTTGTGCCAAAAGAAGTTATCTCAGCCATGCAATCCGCTTACAACCTTGCGTTGACCCATGCGAGTGAGGCGGCTACAAGTTGGGGATTTACAAACGGTGATTACTCAACAGAACATGGGGTTGACAAGCAGTCCATACTAAACTTAATGATAAAGGAATGAAACAAAAAATAGCAATAGTCGGACACGGCACGCCCAGTGAATTATCAGACCGGTTGTTAAAGCTGATTGATGAACAACGATTTGAAGTGGTTCAAATATCGCCAGAGGAAGCCCAAAAGCTTAATTTCCGCGAACCCATGACAATACCTATAATGCCATTGAACACCTGCGATATGCCATTTCATCCACCAATGACAAGGCGGGAACGCAGGGCTTTAAAACGTAAAAAGCAATAATCATGAAAATTCAAACAAAACTAATAGACGGTAAGATGATGGGGCGGCCAGAATGCCCATATGAAGAATGGCATGACCTCGAACAAAGGAATGTGCTATACGATGAATGGTGCCGTGATAATCCGTATCTCCCAGCCCCAGCCTTTGATAAAGAAGGTGTGTTTGAGGCGGACAGATGGATAAGGCAACGGAAATTACCTGGTGATTGGGAAATGTGCGTAGCTGATGGATATGATCCTATTTGTAAAACTGGCTACGAGTGGCAAGACATCTACATCCCAAAAGAAGTAAAAAAGGAGAATATGGAAAATAAAACCGGAATTGAACTAATCGCACAAGAACGTGCTGAACAAATTGAAAAACATGGCTGGAATAGCGAACATGATTCACAGCACAGACATGGTGAATTAGCCATACAGGCTGCCGTTTTAGCTGCTTTGCATACAGATGCATATGTGGTTGACCCTGATAACCAATTTGGAAGTGGCGATGATCCATGGCGCTTAGAAGAGAAATTACAGCACGATCAAATCCATTGCCTTAAAGTTGCAGGCGCTCTAATAGCCGCTGAAATTGATAGACTACAAGCCATCAACAAAGCCCTGCTATAAAAGAAAGGAACTGAACAAAAATGAAAAAAGCAAAAGAGTTTATAAATGATACTTGCGTATATGTCATAATATTTTGGCTTGCCGCATCAAACTATTTTAAAATTTAACCAACCATGACAACCAGCGAAAAACCTAAATGGGTGGAAGAAAGTGAAGATGAATTGATAGATAGAGTTATTAATGAATGCTTATCTATTTACGGATATAAAACCGTAGATGATATTATCAACAATTCAAATCGAATAAGATATACCAAACCAAATAAGAATGAAAACTCCAGAACAGATACTACAAGAAAAGGGCTTTGATTACTCACATTGGCTAACTAATTACAATGTTGATATTATATCCGCCATGACCGATTACGCCTCCCAATTCAATCAACCCCTTTTAAACAAAAAGGACTTAGCCGTTATATTGAATTTACTACACTTTGCCAGTGACGGATGGTATGTAAAGGAAACCTACGATTCAGACTTATTTAAGTCGCATACAGAGCAAGAAAAATACGTTATCAACCTAATCAAAAAAATAAATGGAAGTATCTGAACCAGTTGAAAAACTATGGCGTAAATACTGTGAAGAGTGTGACGGTAGTTACATGATGTCTAAATCAAGTTTCGTCTATGCTATGCATGAGTTCAATCAACCCCCTGTTTCCGGTGAATCAATCGAAGTGACCAAAAACGAGGTAATTGAATCAAACGTAAAACAGGCGTTATTTTCAGCGTGGTTATTCTGTAAGCAGAATCCCAAGAAGGATTTTTCAGACTGGAATCGGTATGATGAGGTATCAACTGATTTAATCGGCCTTATTAAAGAGGTGTTGTCTATTCAGCCTGTTTCCGGTGGGGAGGTGGAAGAACAGTTTATGAAGCGCCTAAACGATCTTGTTAACTATGATCTATCATGGGCTAAAACGGAAATAAAAGCCCTGCCATCTGTAAATGATGGAACTGAACATGCGTATTTTGATGGCTTTATACTTGGTGCAAACAAATCAAGAGCGCGAACTAAGCAAGTTTTTAAGGAGATGGGGCAATCCAAACAGGGAAGCGTTGATAACTGGATAAGTGTTGAAGTAGAGAAGCCGGAGACCGACACAATCGTTTTGTGTATTACAGAATATGGAAAATACTGTACCGGGTATTTTATGATGGGAGATGAATGGGATTTATCAGGATTTGACAGCGCAAAGCCTCTTAATTTCGTTACCCACTGGCAGCCTTTACCAACCCCACCATCAAAATAACTACTATGAAAATAATCAAAGAAATATTAAAGTTCGCAGGCGCATTCACATTATGCTTTATAGTAATTATAGGTGCCAGTTTCATAGTAATGGCATTAACCCAAAACGTCCCGATTAAGTTGGCAGCAACTGGTGATTACATAAAACACCAACAAGATGCGTTAGACATAAAAATTGAGGCTATGAAAGATAGCTGCCTGACTAATGTGAATAATACCAAAGTGTACAATAACTATGTTGACAGCGTTAAAAAGTACACATATATTTACAATTACTTTAACCACCCATTGAAATGAAACAAATCCTAATAACAATCACACTGGCCTTAGTAGCTTCGGTCGGTATGGGGCAGACTAAAAACCCAAGAAAGCATGTTTACTATGACACAATCAAATCAGTGAAGGAGCGCATTGATTACGCACCGGATACAATTTCTGTTTATTTTAAGCAGATGATTATTTCAAAGATTGATTCAATCCCATCAAGAATGGCAAATGCTGTTATAACATCCTCCAGTGACTACACCGTTTATGAAAGTTGGCATAAGGGTTTCGTAATTTGGCAAACCTATAAAAAGTCGTATTCATCGGCTATGACGCTGTCTTCTTCTGGATCATTGTATATGAGTAGCGAAACACAGTTTTATACAGACCCATATCCATTCAGTAAAACTTATCCCGGTATTTTTTTATATGAAGATAAAAGTGTATGTAATAATATTGTAGTTTGTGTAATTAAACGATAATCCCATGCATACCCTCCACTCCGCCATCTCCACCATCCGCACCGAATTGCGTGATAGTGAGCAGTACAAATCAACCGTACAGGCAGTAATAGCCCAATGTGTAATCCGTGCCATGCAGCAACAAGGCGTTCAGATGAGATTTGAAGAAATGATGGAAATAGGTAAGGCTGCGGGCGGGATGGTGATAGAGGAGGTGTTGAAAAATAAGTAATATGGAATCAAATCAATTAAGAAAAAACAACTGGATAAGCTATCACGGACTGAAATTTCAAGTCGGTATAATAGAGGATACTTATTGCGAACCAATCGGCAGAAACGAAGGCGCTTTTGATTATAATGATTGCGATGGTATAAAATTAACCGGAGCCATACTTGAGAAATCAGGTGCAAGGTATTTAGGGTATGCTTATTTTATAGGCAAACTCAAATTCGATGTGAATACAATCGGGTTAGTTCGGTTTCACTATTCAGGCAAGGTTTCGTATCTTAGGCACGTACATGACTTACAGAACCTGTATTTTGCATTGATGGGTTATGAACTTGAGATAGTATTATGAAGCGCCTAATCCGTTATTTCGGCCTCCCCACCCTAATCAAACTAATGCTTTGCGCTATATTCAGGAGATGACGAAACACCATAAATCCGAAGTGCCGCCATTCTTTCGTGAAACATTAGCCCAGTTCGATGCGATCCTTAAAAACGTTCAGTCCCGAACCGAGATAAATATAGGCAGTGCTGAATTTGAGTTTAAGGTGAAGTTGTTATTGTGGCAGGCGAGTCGTGCGGACGACCCCGATGCTGAGTATATTGTTGAATGCCTGCATAGGATTTGCAGGGAACATTTTGGGATGATTGTATTATGAGAACATTAACCACAATTATTTTTACACTGTCTGTAATTGTAGAGGTAATAACACTTGCGATGCTGTTTTGGAGATGGCGGCAGGCGTATAGGTTGAAGAAAAAGGAACGGCTTAAGCGGACTGCTCCGACGCAGGATTGACCAACGCCACAGGGTCACTACCCGTCTGCGTCACTGTCGGTTCGGCTTTCTTGCTTGCTATAGGCGCACCAAAATACACGGCAAGTACAGTTGAGGCTGTCCCCGTAACAAATCCGATTATGAGCGTCAGAACGGCTAATATGCGACCGTATTCCCACAGCGTATAGCCAACCATTAGTATGATTGCGCCTGACCATATGTAAGCGAGCGTTGCCCGTGTCTTTTGGTCAAATTCGGATTGTGCTTGTATGTCTGCCATCACGAAGTAGTGTAAGATAATGTAACCGTCTGTTTTGTTCCGTCCTTATATACGTAGTTTTGAGTTACGTAAGTAACCATTCCGGTAATTTTGGTTTCGGTTGTTTCTATCCCTACTATCGGGTTAGGGCTTAGCTGACTCGTGTGAATCACAGTTCCGTCATTTAATGTTACAAATCCCATATTATAATCTATTACACGTCACCACAGCCAGCGCCCACAAAACAATTATCAATATTGCAGCGATCCAGAGTGTTTTCATTTGAGTAAACATAAACAATTTTTTGCAAAAACGAAAATTATTGGTTAGGTTTGGGCGTCCGGTAATTCAGCCGGAGGTAAAATCTCACAGAAAAATGAAACTAAAACCAAATCAGTCTCTATTAGACCTTACCAACAATTTTTTAGAGAGCTTTTTCAACTTATCATCCGAATTAGAAAAAAGGCAACGCCCCGGAAATGATAGCTACTCTTTCAATTACACGTTAATGAGTTGTTTGGGTCAAAGCCATTATGTTAATAACGTACAGCAAAAATACCCCGGATATCCTATGCCATCAGCCGGAACAAATCTGATTGAAGAATTGTACAGTTCAAATCTAACATCAGTTCCTGAAAACTTGCTTTATGTTATTGAGCGATTTGAGGATCAATTACATGATGATAATGAGTTTACTGATTTAAAAACAACCAAAAGCGGTTTTCAATTCGCGGTAAAATCTCAAAATGTTAAATTCCAATGCCTTGTTCAACTATCGGAAGATAATACTTTCAAAAGTTTATCATTAAAGAACAAGAGTGAGGTTTTTCATAAATTAGAGGCAGGCTATATAATTGGAGAAGATGCACATCTACCCAATGGCATGCAAAAGACATTATATTTCCCAGATAAACTTTGGCTGAGTAGAATTAAAGACATAAACGAATTCTATTCTGTTTTAGATTGTGTATATAATGAAATAAAAGAAGAGGCAGAAGCCGAGGAACTAAATCAATAAATATGAAAACGGTAATATTAGATTTTGAAACAGACGAGCAAGCGGAAAAGTTTTTTAGTGCATTCGCTGGGATTGGCGGAATAGATGAAGATATACAGAAGCATGATGCCGTTGAAAATGCAATAGACAATCTATTTGCTTTCTGTGACGTGGGTCATGTATCCACAAAGGAAGAAAACGCTGCCTACACAATATTGGCTTCGTAGGTTAAGTGAGATTTCCCTACGGAAGTCGATAGCCCTTGCCTAACAGCGGGGCTTTTTTAATGAACGTGTATGACCGGCGGCCCGGGAACCGCCCTGCTTGGTGGATTTCTCCCAAACAACACCCTCAACTGAAAAGTAGCATGACCCGTACCAATACCATTCACACCTGAAACGGTATATGTTCTGTACCCGCTCGTAACATTCGGAGTACCGGTAATTCGACCCGTACTTGAACTTATCGACAAACCCGAAGGCAGTGCAGGCGAAATTGACCACGTAACCACATTACCACCAGTTGAAGTCGGTACAATCGGAACAATAGCCCGATGCAAAAATTCAGTGTTTGGCGATGGGTAAGTGAACGCAGGCATAATGTCCGCAATGGTTATTGTTACTGTAGCCGTATCAGCGCCGCTCACGTTGCTTCCAATGATACTGTAGGTAGTTGCACTATGTATTGCTCCCGGGGTGCCCGTAATCGCAGCTGTAGTCGTATTAAAGGATAACGAAGCGGGCAGGCTAGGGCTGATAGAATACGCCGAGGTGACTGCACCGCCGCTGTTGGCGATGTTGATAGTCGGGATAGCTGTGCCGACCGGGAAAGTGTACGTGCTTGGTGAGTAGGACAGGTTCGGTTTGACTGAATTGACCGTTATTTGAAGCGGAGTTGTAGCCGTACCTGCTGCGTTAGTTGCGCTGACCGTATAGGTAGTTGACGCTTGTTGAACGGTCGGTACGCCGGTGATGTTGCCATTTGTGCTGTTAAAGGCGAGTCCCGGGCTTAGTGTTGGTGATATTCCCCATGAGGTAGCGACCCCGCCTATATTTGTCGGGCTGATTGTTCCGGCTGAAACACCTACTGTTAGCGTGTAGCTGTTTGGGCTGTATGATGGGATGGGTAGGGTTACCACCGCCCCTGCCTGTATCAAAAACTTCCCTGTGTACGCACTCAAACTCAACGTCCCCGCCGCATAACTATTCCCGGCTAAGTCGGTGTAGGGAGAGGGGAGGGTAAGAGATGTTTGGGTTGGGTTGGTGCCAAATTGGGTGGCGGGTATGACGTTGGTGAAAGTCGAGCCTGCATCTTGATGACTACCCCCTTGCCATTGTGCTAAATTCCAAATCTTAGTGCCTATTGTTCCCGGAAATATAGATACCTTAAACCCACTAAGTATGCCCGATGTAGTTGCGTACAAGTTATTGGCAGCCGTACCGAATAAAGTCAAATCAGTGTCGGATGAATTTGAAGCCAATGACGTCAGTTGTAGATTAAGCTGACCCGGTTGAGTTGTTATGATCTGGTTGGTATTAATAACCATTCCCCGTATAAGTCCCGGTACAAATACCCCGTCATGAGCTAATTGGATGCCTATAGGGCAGTTTATTATCAAGTTCCCTAAGTCCGATATGCGCTGACTGTTGTGGTTGTATATACCAGCCTGCGGACAATTTGAAATAACGTTGCCACTTAACGTCATATCCACCGAGGCATCATCGGTATAAATTCCCGGAGCAAGCGACTTGCCATCAACCGTTCCGGCAGGTGCGCCAACCCCGTCTGCTATAATATTATTCAGCACATAAATCTGTCCTTGCGCCGCAAGTGTTGAACCGCCATGATGATAGATGCCCGACGCTCCGTCATCCATTACTGAACTACCTAATCGGATGTAGTTATTCTGAACCGTAGCAAGTTGACCGTTTACATGAATAGGATTGTATCCTGTGCTGGTAATGATATTGTTATTGACGGTTCCATTCTGTGATGACCCAACAACAGTAATACCCTCGTATGAACCCTGACCGCCAGATGATTGGTCAATGTTTTGCCCGAGTCCCGGAATGATACCAATATTGGTCAATGTGTTTCCATTGATGACATAGTTAGTCGCATTCTGAACTGTGATGGCTGTGTTGTTATTATGGTCGAAAGTGTTTGTTGACCACCTCATATTAGATAAGGCGAAACCCAATATACCTGTCTGCCCCTGATTAACAATAGGGCAACCCGTAATAGTTGAATTGGCTACACTAAGTACCCGTATAGCCGCTTGGTTTTGTCCCTCAAACCGAATATTATTGAAAGTCACATTTGCTGCGCTAACTGTTGCGCCGATCTGCGTGTTGCTTGCTCTGATAGTGTGATTTGTAGGTAAGTCCCCGCCAGTAAACAGCATATAAACCGTATGTAACGAGGGATTATAATACCAGTCAAGATTGCTCGTGCAAAATTCTTTTGCATTTTGAAGGAAAAAACCTGCCCCTTGTGAACGGTCAGTTGTGCCGCCGCCCCCTGTGTAAGAAATAGTTTTACCCGATACACCGGATATTACATACCAGTCCAAAACATAGTGGTTCTTGCGTATGCCTATTTGAGCGAAATTTCCAGTCCATGTTGGTAAGGTTGTCACGGCTGTTATGGATGTATTGCCGGAGTAAGAATTGTACGTTAAGTATGAGGCTTTAGGATACCGGGCAACAGGGTCTTGTGAACCATCTACGGTTACCATCATTTCAAATGCAGGTAATGACAAATCTTGTTTGCTGTACCATCCACCTCCCAAATTAGTCCACCCTGTCAATGTTTTCAATCCTGTTATGGTTGCCGGACTGCCTGCGCCATAGGTATTGTAAAGGTCATTAGCTTTTGGGTTTAATACCCCGACAAACTCTTGGTTTGCGGCGAAATGCTTGGAACCAGAAAGTGTATTCGCT